ACGACTTTTACGACTTTTTCGACTTTTTAAGGCTTGTTATGGCTATTATACTTCTTTATTCTTATTATTCTTTTATTTCAATTTTTTTTATTTTGCGTGTATTTTTTTATTCACTAAAAATTTTAAGGAAACCTAGGTTTCCTTATGATCCTTCCTGTTAATCATTTATAATGGGTTCTTAATTGTATACTACGTTTTAAAATACTACGTTTACAGTATTTATAATATATGTCTATTTTATATATAGCACTTCCTCCTTTTCGTGTTAGTCAAACTCGTCCCGGACAAGTAGAATCTTCCCCGGTTGATGAAATTCGGACATATAAATACATTACTGAAATTCCACAAGATAATAATACTTTAGCTTTTTTAAAACGACACCCAAAAATAGGTGATAATGTTTTATTTAATTTTAACTACCCTGGCTATTACCCGAATGGTGATAAGTTATTGTGTATGTATCGCGGTAAATATATCGAAATCCCCTCGCATTTTTTAAGTAATTTTGAAAGAGTATTTTCGCCTAACCAGGAATCAAGATCATCAATAGGCGGCAAACGAAAAAAATGTAGTCGATATACATGTAAACATAAAAAACGAAAAACTCGTTGTAGAAAATCTCTTCGTAAAAGAAAGAATATGAGATAAATACCGATTATAATATTGTGATATTGATATAAAAATATTACAATATAATTATACAAGTCATTATGCCAATTAGATACGCAGAAATTACAATTGTTAGAAATTTGAAAGAAGAGAGATGGATTTCTTATTTCAAAAATTTGATAGGAGATGAAGATATAATATCTAACAAAGATACAATTATTATAGTATTTGATGATGGTTCTATTAGTGATACTAACAGTAAATATGAGAATGAACAATTTAAAATGGGACCGAAAAGTTATTATTATTATTATCCTATATATTTTGAGAAAGAGGATAAAAATATGATATTCTTTTTAAAAGAACTAAATATAGAAAATGGAGTTGCTAAACTAGATTTCAGACCTATATTTAAAGATTATCAAAAATATGATAATTTAAATAAACAGCCTTCTATATATAATGCGATTTATGAAATTACTGGCATAGGTCATGTATTTGCTCTTGTTAAATTTAGTCAAAATTTAAAATATTTGTTAGCATATGATGATTCATATTTTGATAAATCTGATATAGGTTATTTTATAAATTGTATATTTACAAATACGTTTACATATACTAACAAATAATTTATACATCCTTATCTATTACTACATTTTTTGTAACGTTTTTTATAATTTTTTTCATATTGTGTTCTTGTTCTTCTGTTGTGCTGCCAGACATTGCGTTTAATATCATTTTTTGATATTTATCGTTTTCTTTTGAATCAGGATCATTGTATTCGGGGTGTTTTTTTTGCCATTCAAATATCTGCATCATATTCTTTTTACCTATTGTTTTAATCGCCTTTGTTAGTTGAGTTTTATTATCATCCTCTTTTTTCCATTCATTATTATCTTTTATATATAATGTTTCTCGTTTCGCATCGCTACAATGAATTGGTCGTTTATTTACTTCTAATTCATTTAATCCATTAATGAATATTTTAGATACACCTTCTGAATAACCAAGCTGCGCTGTCTCTTCCAAGTCTTTTAATCGCACTTGTAATCCATCAACAAAATCCTTTAGAGTTATCGCATCTTTACACGTTTCATTTAAAAAGACATTTAAGTTAAAGTTGTTAGTTGTATTATTAATAATGTTTGTATTTGTCACTTTAGTTTCTTTTGACTGTTCTAATATTATTTTTTGAAGTTCGGCATTTTGATTTAACAATTTTAGCATTATTGAGGTCATGGGTCCTTCTTCGGCATTTTTTGGCATTTTTTGGCATTTTTTTTTGTGATTATATAAACTCTGTCTATGTTTATATTTGTTACCACATTCGCAGTCAAAAGTGACTGCTTGTATTTGGAAGTCAGTTGAAGCATTTTTATGTTTTGGTGTCAATAAATGAGAAATGAAGTTACTTTTTTTAGAGCATACAAATGCGCATTTTTCGCAGACAAATTTGGCGGCATTTTTATGTAAGTATTCGGCAGTCATAATATACCATTAGAAAAATGTCTAAATACTTTTTCGCAAAAAATATATTTTTTATCGTAACACTTTTTTTCATGTTTAAAAATATTTTGTGACCAATATGCTTTGAACCTGTTTTTTAAGGGTCTTTTTCAAACCTTCTCTATGGTTTCTAAAAATGGACAAAAAAAATGTCCAAAATCGAAAAACCTTTTTCCAATTTGGATCGCAAATGTTCACTTTTTCCTCCTTACCATAAGAATAAAGTAAATAATAGATACTAAATGATGATAAATCGTCACAAATTAAATGTAAAAATATGATAAAACTGATAGCATAAAATAAAAATAAATGATAAATAAATAAAAAATACAGAATATAGAAATGTATGAATATGACGCCGATGATGAATATGATATAAATGAAGAAGAAGACAGATTTGAAACAATAGGGAAACAAATATTCATCAATATAGGCACATATATGGAGCAATTATTCAACGAACCTAGAGACAATATGTGTCGGGTTTTAGCCGAGTTGGTTACCCTACACGGATGTAGGGATGAACCAACGACACAGACTATACTCCATGTAGGCGAATGTAGGCCATCAATAAGATCGATAGATTCGGAGCTATTTAGCTTGTGTAGTGAACAAACTGATGACACCGTGTTTAAATATTATATTTCTGACGATGACATTAATATTGAAGTAACATAAGTATTTCATTTTGTTAGTATATAAAGATGGATTTATGTAACCCCAATTATGGAATATTTATATTAGGAATAGTAGCGCATAAAGTATTATGTATTGGAACAACATTGGATAAAGTGTTGTTTCAATAATATATTAATTGATTATTGATAAGTGATAAATGTGGGGGTTTTTAATAATGTTAATTTTGGACATTCATTACATTTTGGACAACTAGGATCCGGATTTAAACCAGAACATATTTTACCATATCCATTTTCACGGGTTGAACTACATTTTTGGTCTCGGTCTCCCCAAAAACAATCGTTAGAACTTCCTATACAATCTGTACAATTTGTATTATTTTCACAGATAGTAGGAGTAGGAGTTTTACCACATTCTAAAGGATCTGAACTACAATTTTCAGGATCGTAATATTCAGTAGGGCTTTTACATTGTCCATTACACCAGTAGCAAACCCCGTCAAGAGATGTTTTAGTTTGAAGACAAGTTTTACAGTCAGACATTTGATTACATTTTTGATAGCTACCTTCAAAGCCTTCAAAATATCCTAAATTCATATAACATTTACAAAGATATGCTGTAATAATGATAACTATAACCATATAAAAAAAAAACCAAAATTTATTCATTTATATATTTATATAATAAATAAATAAATTTTATTTATTTTGTTACATATTAAATTCAGGAATACTATAACTGTCACCATTTTTAACGTATTTTGCGATAATTTTTGGATTCACTTTGTTAGTGTATATATCTTCAGTTTGATAAACATTAAGGTTTTTATCAATATAATAAACGATGCCTTGAATGTCTTGAACCCATACTTCAATCTTTTGTCCGGATGGTTTATCGTTGTCACCTGTTTCGCAGATACCATGAGGAGTGCCTTTTAGATGAGTGCCGCAGTATTCAAATCCCTCTTTTTTGCGTCGGGTGCATTGTTCGCAACTAGCGCGTTTAGCGCAACATCTGTCGGCTAAATGAACCGCATTTTTAACACGTTTACGTTTCATAAAATCTTCTTTGCTCAAAACAAGTCGATCATAATCGTAAACATATTTTACGAGAGCAGCTAAATTAGGATCATTATTTAATCCTAATTGTTGAGCTTTAGATAAAACGGATTGTTTAAAATCCGTAATATATTCTTCTATTTTTCGATTAATTCGTCGTTCCATTATTTCTTTAAATTAGTTTATATATATTATATTGGCTAATCTTTAGTTCAATTTTTTATATATATTTGAAAAGGACTTAAAGAAAAATGCGTTTATATTGAAATCTTATGTCTTCTTCTTTTTCTTCTTCTTTTTCTTCTTATTATTTGGTTCTCCTTTATTCGCGTCATCTGATACTTCAGCGTCATCTTCATCATCTTCTTGGTTATTAAATATGTTTACCATTTGTTTCAAATCTAGTGCGGCATTTATCGTGTCATTCATCGTGTCATTTATTACATTCACTTTTTCTGATTTATCGGCATTTATGCTCTCATATAGTTCGACATCTGGCGTCATTTTGAGACCACTAATATCGACATTTATCGTATTCAGTTCGATTGTATTATCTTCCAATTTGACATCATATATGGTCTCGTTTATTTTATTATTTGTATCGGAAATAAGACCATCAATAGTTCCTAGTATCGTCTCAACTTCGTTCATATGCTCATCAGATTTGTTATCATATATGATCTCTGAATTATTATTATTTTCATCGTCAAAAGATTGAGATAATGAAGCTAACATTACATTAATATCATTATTTTTTATATGCGATATCTGTGATAAATGCTTTTCTATATTATTGTTATTAGGTTTTATAATATTTAAATTGTTTATAACTTTTTTAACATTTGACTTTAATAATTGTTTCATACTTAATTTATTAGTAGTTGATTCTATCGCGTCATTATTGGTATCTAAAGAAGAAGTTGAAGCACATGAGATTATGCTGTCATCTTCTCTGTATAATTCTTCGTCAAACTTAATATCTTCATTCAAATAATCATTCATTAACATCATTTTTTTAGAAAAACGTTTAAAATGCTTTGTGTGAATGGTGTGAAAAAAATCTAAATAAGATAAAAATAATAAACATTTTTGTTTTATTATAATTACGTCGAAATCAAATGTATTTACAAAATTATTTATATTTAATCCAGATTTTTGTTTTTGCTGAAATAATTTTAGTTGAGTTTCTTTAAAAAGTATGTGTTCATTTAAAGTGTTTAGTAATGAAATTATTGTTTTATGAACTTCTTCTATTGTATCAAAATTATATTGTTTAAGAGGTTCAAGGTCTTTATAAATAGGAAATATATTGTTAGATTTTAACATTAGTACATTTTTGTTAGTTCCAATTATATCTTCGGCATATTTTAAGATAATTTTATATAGTTTATAATATTCACAATACATTCGGTTATTTAGTGCTAGATAAAATTTTTTCATATCATTATATTCATAATCTATTAATTTGCTTTGAAATTGAAAAGAATCTAGACCAAAAACAAAAATATTATTCCTGTTATTTTTGACAAATTCAGTTGTTGTCGCCTTTAATTTTGTTAATTTATTTTCAAGTGCGTTAAAACAGAAAGCTACATTATTTCGTATATCTTTTATTTTATAAAAATTTGTTTTTACTTCATTTATTTTATCTTCCATAAAAATTGATTATATAATTTAATTATACAAATAAATAATTATGGATAAAATAAATTATATTTATTTATTATGAATGTATCTAATGCCTCATTAGCTATCACAAATTCGGAAACAAACGCAGTTGCTAAATCGGAAGAAATTGTTGAATTTCAGTGGAATACAGATCATGAAGATATTCTTATTGAATGGGCTGATAAAGCGATGTGTTATCGTTGGTTACACGCAAGAGCAAACGCAATGTATAGCAGATTGAATTATATATATACAATTCCAGTAATTATAATGTCTACACTAACAGGAACCGCAAATTTTGCTCAATCGCGAGTTCCATTAAGTTTTCAAGGTTATTTTGGTATGATTGTCGGATTTATCAATATTTTAGCAGGTATCATTACAACAATACAACAATTTCTCAAAATTACACAATTAAATGAAGCACATCGAGTAGCGGGTATTGCGTGGGATAAATTTTACAGAAATATAAAAATAGAGATTGCGAGGCATCCAGATGAACGCATGGATGTGAACCAATTGTTGAAAATAAGTAAAGAAGAATTTGATCGTCTAATAGAGACAAGTCCAGATATACCAGATAAAATAATAGATGAGTTTAAAACTGTATTTACCGGTAGTTTTGATTATAATGAAATTGTAAAGCCTGAATTATGTGGCAAATTGGTTTCAACCGAAAGATATAGAAATCAGTGGTCGACAAGTGATAATATAGCAAAAAAGAATAATTTGAAGAAACAAAAAGAGAAAAAAATGAAGGAGTTTGTTGAAACATTTATTAATGATTTTATAAGGATGAATGGTAGAGATCCGATTGAAAGCGAAATTATAGATAATTTAAAAGAGCAACTAGAAATAGTTCAAATAAAACAAATAACGGAAAAAATATTAAATGAAAAGAATAAACTGAATTTATTAGAAGGGGAGTCATCTAAACTAACAAATCTAATACATATGGAAATAACAGATTTGCCGGTATAACGCAAAATAATATATATTATATTTTAAAATACTTAAAGACAATAATATATATTATATTTTAGGATATTCACTATTAAATATGTAATAGCATAATATTAAAAATATATAAAATACCAAATAAGACCCATATTTGTCTACACCTACGCCATAAAAATTCAGTATTTTGGTTACCGAATATATAATTAAAATAGCTAGTCCAAATGTAGTTATTTTATTCATGTTGTTATATATTTATTCAAGAAATTAATATATAATATTTATACTATTATTATGCTTTCATTTTATTTTTATTTTATTATTTAATCCTTCTACTGTATTTGTATTTAAATCTTTACATAATAAATGATATGATAACGGCTGAAATAATTCATACTCTTTAACTAACAAAATATTCATGCCTTGAATTATTATACATAAAGATGAAGTACATTTTTCATATACGATGTCTTCTATATCATCTATATCTTTTATATCATCTAATTCTAAATCAAATATTATTGGATCCTCTATAAATAAAGCAAACCTATTTATCGCTTCTGCCCAAGGCTTGTCAAATACTGGGTTTGTTAGTTCATCTTTGGACAAGTCTAAAAAAGAGCTATTAAAATGATAATATATTTCTTCTTTTGATGGTCCAAATAGTGTTTGAAATTCGGCCTGCTTTATTGTATTTGAACTTGTATACACTATATCAGGCAACAAATATTGATCTTTTAATTCATTTGTTTTGTATAAAACGCCTAATTCCGGCATTACATAAGTAAATAATTGGATTACTTCTTTTGAAATAGAAATATCACATATGCTGTTTATATTTATTATTTCAGTTGGCAAAGCAAACCATATCGAAGAAGTTCTTAATAATTGTAGACATGTTATGTCAATTGAACTAACATCTATTAACGCATATGATTTATTATTATCGCTAAATATACCTTTATAACTGTCTTCTGTTAGTGAATTTGTATTACATCTTAAATGTTTTAAATCTGTTTTTATTTTCTTAAAAATGGTATCAGAAATATGTTGGTCTTCTTCTTGTTGTATAGTTACACATGGTAAAATAAATTCATCTTTTAATTGTAACATGATTTGAACAAAAGGATACTTTCCATTTTTTGTAATATGATAACAAATATAGTATAGTTGTCCATTATCTAAATCTGAAAATATGTCTAACATAGTTGTATCTGGGTTACAATATTGGCTAGCTAAATATATATAATTCATATTACACAATTATGGATTATATATATTTAATATTTTAATACCTTTAACTTATAATTATTATTTATCAATTACAGCTTCTTTGACTACCTTACTAACAATTTTTTCATAATTCATTATTTGTTCTTCTGTTGTTAGTCCAGACATGGAATTACTAACAATTTTTAAGTATAGGTCATTTTTTCTTGACTCAGAGTCGGTACAATCAGGATATTTTTGTCTCCATTCACTTATTTTTTTAATATTTTGATTGGCAACTTGTTTGATTGCTTTTTTCAAAATTGGTTTGGTATCATCTTCTTTTGTCCATTGGTCATCATTTTTAATGTATAATGTTTCTCTTTTTAGATCGGAACAGTGAATAGGCCGTTTATAAATATCTAGTTCTTTTAGATTTTTATTCATTATCCTTGAGACACCTTCTACATAACCTAATCTCCCAGTTGTTTCTAAATCTTCTAGTTCTACTTTGATTAAACTAACAAATTCACTGATATTTAAAGTATCTTTACATTCTTCATTTAAAAAGAACTGTAAGTTGAATGTTTTATTATGTGAATTGTTAGTATTATTATGTGAATTATTATTAACATTTACAGCATTTTTTGATATATCTATTAACGATTTTTGTAGCTCTTGGTTTTGTTTAAGTAATTGAATAATTAGCATTTCTTTATCAAAAAGTTCTTCTTTTTTATCTACTTTTTCTTCTATTTTTAGTTCTACATGTTGTTCATGAATTATGGTGTGGCATATATTTTTGTGAGTAAATAAACTCTGCTTGTGTTTATACTTTTTTCCGCAAACGCAGCTAAACTCAGCTCCTTTTTGCACCTTTTGGTCAGTATTGGTCAGTATTTGGTGCTTCTTCGTCTGGACGTGTCTTTCCCAACCTTGTTTTTTAGAGCATATAAAGTCACATTTTTCACAAGAGAAATTAAGAGAGTTTTTTGAGCTTTTTTGGTCAGTCATCGGTCAGTATATAATACTTACCGAAAAAACTCCCTAAATCCTTTTTTCAAAAAATATTATTTTTTTATCGTAACACTTTTTTTCATATTTTTTCAAAATTTAGAGCATAATGATCACATCTGCTTTTTTATACCCCCTTTTTCAAAAGTTTTTTTAGGTTTTCAGAAATGGACATTTTTAAAAATGTCCAAAATCGAAAAATCTTTTTCCAAATTTATGTAAAAAAAGTGAAAAAACCGGTGCCATATTTTATCGTGCCAATTTATTTGATTAATTGATATATTTTGAGACCATATATGCTCACAAAATAACGAACGATATTACTTATTAATCTTACGACAAATTTCGTCTTTTATAGACAGCTCACGATTATCTAAAAGTTGCTTTGTTAGATCAGTCGCTACATCAGGTTGGTCTTTGTAGTATCTTTGTAATTCTGCGAGCAGATACTTTGCCGAAATAGGCTTCTTGGTCTTCTTCTGCTTGTAAATAAGCGCACCACCATTGATGTCAAAACAATCAATTGAATTGCTTTTCATTATGGTAACAAGATTTTCAGTAAGTGATTTTTTTCTGGTTGTTTTTTCTTTAATATCAGTTTTCAACTTTGCAATATCGTTATCAATTTTAATCCATTCTTTGATATTTGTTATAAGCTCTTCTTTGGTAGATTTTGGCTTCTCAAAAATTTGTTGTTGTTGTTGTTGTTGTTGTTGTTCTATTCTTAAATCTGTCTCCATATTAATTATATAATAATATTAATTTTAAATGATTTTTTATATTTAAATTATAACCCAGATTTTTTCATTATAAACCATCTGTTTAGTTCTTGTGTTTCTGTATAAACAAATGTACATTTAAAATACTTACAAATTTCCATTAACAATTCATCATTATACACATAATGATGGAGACATCTATTATTTAAATTATCTAAACTTCTGATTGTAAAGGTTTCTAAATTACCCGCGGGTGGATCCATACTTAAATCATGATTCATCAAAATTTCAGGTAAAGTAGATAAATCATCTTCACCTACATTTTTTTCATATTGTGATAATAATGTTGAAAATTTTGAATAACTTCGTTTATGATCAAAACAAACAGATTTTTCAGGAACAATCACAATAATATAGCCATTATTTTTTACTATTCTTAGTGCTTCATATATTGCTTTTAATGGATTTGCGACATGTTCTAATGAATGAGATGAAAAATAAAAATCATAGGTATCATTTTGAACAAGATAAATATTTACAGCATCATTTATAATAACCTTACCCTTTTTGTTATAATAATAATTATATTCTTCTGTATGATTAGACCAAACCGTATTTTTCGAAAAAATAACATTATCCATACTAATTGAATTCTCATAAATAACATCAGCAGAATAAGAAGGTCCACCGATTTCTACACCTAATTTATTATTTGTAATTTTTTTTAAAATTGTATTTAGCATTAATAATAATTATATATTAATTTTAAGTTATTATTAATTATATGTTAATTTTAAGTTATTATTATTTACATTCCAGTATATGTTTTTCCTACAGTTAGCCATAATCCAACGCATATAATAGAGCCAGCAACATATCCTTGACCGAGTCCAGATTGACCTTTCATTTTGTAACCAATAAGAGGCGCAATAACACAAGATAATAGTGCGTAAAATGCCATAACTTGCCAAAATGATGTAGACATTATATATTGTATATTGTATAAAGATAAAATAAAATTTACTTAGAATGTCGTTTACATAAATTATTTTCCAAAGCATTTTTATCACAGGTTTCCCCCTTTCTTAAACCAGTTTTCAAAATGGCACTACATTTACACGGTATACATAAAAGTGTTGACTTTTTCTCCTTTGATTTTAAAGCCTTTTCTTCTAATGCCTTTGCTTTCAATTCCTTTGCTTGCTGTTTTGCTAACATTTTTTCTTCCATTATTTTCTTTTTTATTTGAAGTTTGTATTCTTTCACTTCTGGTCTGACATGAATAGTGCATAGTTCTTTAGTCGAATTGTCAGGGGCCACAATTGGCGTCGTGTATTTTTGCCAACAAGGAATATTCTTACCATTTATTAAATTTGTTTTACAGCATGTTCCTTTAGAAAATTGGTAACCATATAATGTAAACGTATGATTAGCTGAAACGTTATATGAAGATGTTTTGATAACGCGAAAATCAGGATCATCTGTATTGACACCATATTTTTTAGCAAAAGATAAATCATCATAATAAGGCAATAAAGTAAATTGAATATTGCGACAATAAGGACATTTAATAAAATACTCTATTTTTTTGTCTCGAATTGTTTGTATATCCTTTTTAGACAACATATCCATAGTATAAGTATGAAACTCAAATTTTTGTTTACAAATTTCAGTATAAATTGCATGATAATTAAATGTATGATTACATTCTAAGGTAACAAATCGATCTTGTAACTGTTGTCCGGTAATTTCACATATTTGTTTTTTTTGATTTTTAGTATTATTATTTTCTTCTTTGTCACTGTCATAGTCTAGTGAATTGTAAAGCGATTCATAAAAATTGATATCTCCTTCTATTTTATAATTAGACATTATATATTAATTGTAATTAATCTTTAAATTTATTACAATTAATCTTTAAATTTATTTTATATTACTTAGTTATAAATATGTCACCTAGTAATTGGGGTCCTCCTACATGGATTTTTATGCATACATTAGCAGAAAAAATAAAGGAAGATAAGTTTTCCACTATTGGCCCACAAATGATAGCAAATATCATGCAAATTTGTTTCAATTTGCCATGCCCGGATTGCGCAGATCATTCTAAGGTTTTTTGGTCAAAGGTCAAAATAGGAAATATTAAGAACAAATCAGATTTAATAAATTTATTATATGTATTTCATAATTGTATTAATAAGAGGAAAACTTATGGTCCATTTAAGTATGAAAATTTAAATGTTTATAAGTCGCAAAGTGTAGTAAATACATTTAATCGGTTTGCGCATAATTTCAATACAAAAGGGAATATGAAACTTTTAACAGATTCGTTTCACAGAGGACGATTGCTAACATCATTAAAAAACTGGTTGATGGCGAATATAGGTAATTTTGATGCGTAAAGTGTATAAATATAGTTTTCAAATTTGTCTTTAAGTTCTAATATATCAAATATAATATATTATTTTGAATTATTAAATATAAAATACTATATAAAATCATATAAATATAAAATAATATATTAAATCATATAAAATATAATAATGTCTGAAAATGATATAATAATAAAATCGTGTTATTTTTGCGATTATCCATATGAAGTTCCTGCTAATTATGCGGAAAATTTAGATGAATATGGTGTATATCATTCTTATATAAAAAAATATCATGATTTATGGGTTTGTATGAGTTGTACTTCTTCTGGGAAATTAGGATGGACCGATTTTAGAATTCAAGAAAATGGCGAATGTTGTGTTTGTTTAGAAGACAAAATATTGTTAAATTTGCCTACATGCTCTCATAAAGTATGTACACAATGTTGTAAGACTATTTATTGTGGATTTACGAAAGCTGAACCACCTACAATAAGTCGTAATGATATAGAGCGTCCTGAGTGGCCTTATCCATTTTATAGTTCGAATGAAGAAGAATTTAAAGGAACACGAAAAGATTGGATGATATGGGACGATAAAGAAGGCGAATATAGTGATTTTACAAATAAATATTTTAATGAATGTTACAAATCATATGATGAAATTGTTGCTTTAAGAGATAGCTTAATTTTACAAAAAGTTGAAGAAAGACTGGATTGGATGAATACAGAGGAATTTATAAATTATGAAAACGAACTTTTTTGTTATAATATAGTGCGCAAAAAAATAGAAAAAAAATGGGAAAAATTTAATAATAAAAAGATAAAAGGCAATGGATTATGTCCTATGTGTAGAGCAAAAATATAATGAATATATAGATATTTACAAATAAACAATTTAAATACATAATGACAATAATATAATATATAAAATATATAAAATAAAATGTTACAAGGAACTATTGCTAATATTAATAATAATTATGTTGTATTAAACGATAAACGTTTTATAGAACAAACTGAAATTGTTAATAAATTACTACCAGGAGATATTGTTGATTATGAAATAACTAAAACAAACACCATTTGTATATCTCAAATAAATTTGCGTACGCCTCAAATTGTATTAGGTATCGTAAAAAAAGTAGATCAAAAAGAAAAACTAGTTGAATTGTATTATCATGGCTTTCCAAAAAAATTTAATCCAAATGTAGAATTTTCAAATGAATACAAAATTGGAAATGTTATTATTTTACAAATTAACAAAGATAATTGTAATATATTACAAAAATACGATTCAATACAAGACCGTTCTAACGATAAAAATATAATTTTACAGTTATACAAATTAAACGCAAATAGTAGTAATTTATATCCCATTTATAAAAACACAATTGGTAAACATATGTTTACACATGAATATCAAGATCTTACGCATTTAGATACATTTAACGTAGATCCAGTAGATTCAAAAGATTTTGATGATGCTATTAGTTTAGATGAAACCAAAAATACGATATATGTTCATATAGTTGATGCTCATGAAGAAATAATACCATCATCATCAATCGATATTAACTCATTTTTATCATCTTTTACATTGTATTTATCCGAACATATTGAAAATATTTTACCAAAAGAATATGCTGAATTTAAATTAAGTTTAATTAAAAATGAACTACGTAAAACAATTACATTTGAATATTTAATTGATCCAGAAACGCAAAATATTGTGAATTATAAAATATACAAATCAAGCATTATTATCAAAAATAGATATAACTATGATGAGTTCAATAAAATTTTACACAAATTTCCAATTCTTACGTTATTTAATGACAAATGGAAAAGAAAAACGATGAACATTCCTCGTGTTAAAATGGATATTCATCCAGAGACAGCCAAGCTAACAAACTATTGGCTTGAACCTAGAATTGATACAGCCCACAAAATAATAGAAACATTAATGATATTAACTAACATTACGATTAGTAAACATGCTCCTAATATAATTCCACAACGTTATCACAGTAAAATACCAAGTGAATTTATTTTAGAAGAGTATTTTGATAATGAAATTATTAATGCTATATTTTCGATAAAACAATATAGACCTGCTGTTTATGATTCGGAAAAAGAAGGTCATTTTGGGTTGGGTGTTAAAACTTATACACATTTTACATCACCTATAAGACGATATTTTGATGTTATAATTCACAGGTTATTATCTGGTGTAGAATATGACAACTTAGATATTATTTTACAACATATAAATACACGTGAAGTATATATTGATAAACTAGTTAAATTGCATGAAAATTTAAAAATTCTTTCCTTTTTAGAAACACAATTAAAAAAAATATGGAAGGGTTATGTAATTAAAAAGAAGACAGGTGGTTATAATGTTTTATTGGAAGATTTATTATACGAAATTTTTATTTATGATAATAACTATAATCTTTCAGAAAAGGATATTGTAAAGGTAAAAATTAATGGTATAAAATGGCATCAATTAGAGGTGAAAGCTATTATAGTGTAAACATTTATTTGGTTATTTGGTTATTATTTTTTATATTTAATATTTTTATATATTTATAAAAATATTCTTACGGTATTTCTGATAACTCTTTTAACTCCTTTATCTCGTTTAATCTTTTTAAACGATCAAAGTACTCTGGACTGTAAAAAGGCTGATGAATAATATAATCTTTATGATTTTTCCAACATTCATGATCAAAAGGTAAAAAATTGCCCTCAGCATCTCTACAATCATCATCTGTCAGTTTACCATTCTCAATATCATCATTATCATTATCAATATCATCATCGTCAATATTTTTACTATATAAGTTGGTTATTTCATGTTTTATTTTTGTTTTATGTCTTCCTTTACAAATATTATTGTCAACATAATTATTTTTACAATTTTCACACAAACAAAATTGTCTTAAAGTAGGTGGTTCTTTTGAATATTTTGATATCATCTTTTTTTGTTCTTTTTTTGTATACGTATTCCATTGCCAAACATTTGTTGGATCCCAGTATGTTGGTTTTCCTTCAAAAAAAAACGGCATACCAGTATCATCACACCAGCGATTTTTACACCAACTGCAAACCCAAATGTGAAAACAATTTTTACAAGAAAAATCCATAATATACTTATATAAGTATTTATATTTAAATACTTAAATATATAAAACAAGATAATTTATTTTCTAGTCGTTATTTACTTGAAGAATAAAAATTGAAATTCTTTTATATTATTTTATGAATGCAATAAACAACCTAAATTATGACAGAAAATAAAGAACAAGAATATAGTAAAATACAATTATTTGATATACTACCTGGAAATAATAACGAAGATATTTGTCTTATGAATAATACTTATAAAAAAGATGAAGATAAAACTAAAGAATTGTTAGAATGGGCTGATCAAGAAGAGTATTGGACTTGTAAAAAATGTGATAAAAACATTATGGAAAGTGTGTATCACCAAGGCAAGTATCATAAAGGCGAATATCATAAAAAATATTGTAATTCAAAAAAAGAAAAACATAAACAGAAATTGATACCAGACCATACTACAAAACATGTAAAGGATAAATGTTGTTTTCAGTGTGGAAAAAAAGACCATTATATTGTAGATTGTAAATATACAATATAAATTTAAAAATATTATTTGAAAAGAAAATTAATTATTCTGTATATTTACTACAATCTACAATATGTACATGTAACGGTGATGACATAAATAATTCTGTTAAATGATACATAATCTTCGGAATTTTTAAATTTTTAATTAATTCATTCTTTGTTTTTTTTTCTAATGTAACACAATTATGTAACAAATCGATAATATACTTTTTAATGGTTTTAAATATTTCACGTGTCTTATCATCCGGAAATTCTTCTCCTTTAAAGAACCATAATTCTTTTGTCTGTATTTCTTTTTTACCAAGAATAATAGTTTCAACTGTTACTGGTCTACAAACAAACGCGTCTTTAAATTTTAAATATATAATATATGACAAATTATTATCATTTATATTACATTTTTTAACACCTCTTATAATAGTTGTTTCATTTCCATTCAAATCATGCTGACTTTCACAAATTATATTTTCATTTTTTAGAATAGTTGTTTGGTTTCCATTCAAATCATCATGAGATACGTTTTCATCTTTTTCAAGAGATTGTTGTTTTTCTTTTAAAATATTAAATTCACGATAAGCGTCATAAACCTTAGTTTCATTTTTTTTATCATTTAAACTAATTTCATTTACAAATTTATTAAGTAAAAATGTTTCATCTATTTCATTATTATTAATTTTATCGATTATTTCACAATTAAGTATTCTCCTACTTTTTTTGAATGTTTGTTGTATAGTCTCCGCTTTTTTTATCAAATATTTTATTTTCCAGTCTAAAAATAATATTCTATCAATCTTATCTTCAAAATTGCAACATTTATGAGTTTTTTCATTATATTTATTTATCCAAAAATTTTCATCAGGAAAATTTTCAAGATTATATATTTGTTCAATCGCATCACTTTTTCGAATAACCCAATCTTCAAATGCGTAGAATTCAGAATATTTTGGATCTCCATTATATTTTTGAATTTCTATGAAACTTGTTTTAACAGCAAGATATTCGTCTTGTAAATATATATTACAATAGTCATTATCTATTAAAGGTCTAAAGTCTAAAACATATCTTCGAATATTATACTCACAAATTATTTTTTGTTCAGAATGTGAAATTGATTTTAGATGAGCTTTATGGTGTGATAATTGTTCTGGTTTTGTATTACAAATACCACAAATATAGGTCGTTCTATTTTTGTTTTCTTGTTCCATTATAATAACTAATGAGAAAATATATTTAAGTAGTTTTTTTAATAAGTTATTTTCCTAAATAGTTTTTCTCAATAGTTATTTTTTTAAATATTTTTCAGCGCCGTTTTTGAAAAGTTATTTACACATTTTCGCATATTGCTTAGTTGAATATGTTAACAAGTATTAAAAACTACTTAAATATATATGTATAATATATAATATAATAAAATGAGCAACAACTCTGTTGAAAAATATATGGATCTTATTAAAAGATCAATGACTATGACGAATGTTGTTGAAAAAAATAAGATTCTAGATGAAGCACACAAAGTATTGTCTAATTCAAACCCGAATACTGGGTACATCGATACTAGTTCGTATTTTCAGGCTCACCGCATCACTCCATGTTGTTCAGATAAATCAAATAATAGTGTTAGGTATCAAACTAATGTTTATTGTGGACCTGGAAATGCTATAACGCCAACTGGAAATCCATTTGGACCCACATTTGGACCCAATTTTAGTTAGATATATTTGACTTGACTCAATAAATAATAACTCATTTGACTTTTGGGACCTATTTTCTGGTCTTTAGCACTCTTAAAAATATTTTCATATTTTTCTGGTCTTCTTTCATAAATATCCTTAAATATATTTTCATATTTTTCATTAGGTATTTCACTTATTATTTCTTTATTAATTAAATTATTTGTAAAGTATTTTTTTATTTCATCTTCATATTTATATACAAATGTTTTAGTTGTATCTGGTTTTGACATTATTATTATAATATAAATTATAATTATAATAATTTTAAATCAATTTTTTTATAAATAATCGGCGTTTGAAATGTAAAAAGGTGTAAAAACTACTTAAATATATATATATATATATATATAATAAAATGAGCAACAATCTTTTTGACCAATACGTAAATCTTATCAATAAAGCATCCAGATCGTCTAATGAGTCTGAAAAAAGAATGTTTCTAGACCAAGCTAACAAAATCTGCGCTATGCCGGAATTTACTACATCGGAGACCCCCAGTAGAAGGTCAAATAATAGTAGATTAACTAATGTTGATTCTGGACCTGGAAATGCTATAAGCCAAACTGGAAATACATTTGGATTCCTTGGATACAATTTACCCAATTTTTAGTTAGATATATTTTTATTAATAATTAACATTAGTTATACATTTGAAACAAAACCATAACAATTCAAATAATAATATATTATCATTTAAACGTATATTATTATTATTATATAATGTCATTAACCATATTAGAATTTTGTGATCGAGATGAACTTTATTGTAATAGTAGCAGGTTTGAAGATATTTACCAGCTTGAAATAGAACTACAATTAGATACAATAAGTGATCCTGAAAACATATATAAACTTATTAATTTGGAATTGTTAGATTTAACAGATAATTATATAGAAAATATACCACCAGAAATTAGTAATCTAACAAGCTTGGAAACATTAAATTTATCACGTAATTACATAACCGTAATAATTCCTGAAATGTGCCAACTAACAAATTTGAGTAGCCTATATTTAGGTTATAATGGCATAACAAGTATTCCTAGAGAAATCTGTAATCTTGCGAATCTAACAGAATTACTTTTAAATAATAATTTTATAACAGAATTTCCACGAGAATTATGCCAACTAACAAATTTATCAGTATTAGCATTAAATAATAATACAATAACAAAAATACCACATGAAATACACTTGCTAACAAATCTAACAGAATTACATTTAAATAATAATATTATAGAAGAAATGCCTTCAGAATTATTTCAACTTACTAATCTTAGCGTTTTAGAGTTAACTAATAATGATATAAAAAATATTGCTACAAATAACATGACATCAAATAATATTTATGATTTTATTTCTAATATTTACGATTTGAAAATATATATATCAAGTTATTCGAGACAGTTGGATATTAATTGTGAAATATTAATATTTTACGAATTATGTGGCGATTTAACAAAGTTGTCACCTAATATTAAAACGTGCTATTTATCAAAAAAAAAGAATCATCAAATTATTAATGTACCTTCTACGTGTGAAATAATATATTTTGAAAATAAAAAAAGATTGAATTAACGCAGGAATATGATGATGATGATGATGATGATGATGATGAATTATAAAAAAAATTGAATTAAATAAAAGATTATAAAGATATAGTATATATATATAATAAAATGCATATAAATTGGAAAGCGCGAACAGAAAAACCGCCATATTTACCAACGGCACCAGATCTTGTGACATCTATAATGTTTCACAGAGCTCGACAAGACAAATACATGCAACAAAGAGCTAACAGAAAAGACGCACTGTTGGAGCAAAGTAAACAACAAGCAAAAAAAAATATAGAAGCTGAAAAAAGAAAACAAGCGAATTCAAATAAAAAAGAAACTCCTGAACAATATAAAGCAAGAAAAGAACTACAAGCGCAAAGAATAGTTAAAAAAGAAACTCCGGAAGAATATAAAGCAAGAAAAGAACTACAAGCGCAAAGAATAGTTAAAAAAGAAACTCCGGAAGAATATAAAGCAAGAATAGATTATATAAAAAAAAAGGAGGAAGTAGAACTACAAGCAGAAACCTACAGACTGTATAATAAAGCTGAAAAACAACATTACGAACGTGTATTGGGGTGTTGTAGCGAAATATCGCTCATCTATTATTATGAGGTTGAGCGGCCGCCGCTCATCTAATGTTGAAGGAAATTAAGGTTTAACGAAGAAATGGCAGCAACTATAAACACGCTATGTCGCTTAGATAGACAACAACTTATAATAAAATTTAAAAAGGATATAAATAAAAAATAATTTAATTACATATTTTTTATTACTTTAAATATAACTTTAAATTATATATTATCCTTTTCAAAACAAATTGGAGATTTATTATTTTTATGAAATTTTTTGTTAAAATATATCTAGTAAATGAATCACACAATTGCCTACATGTGAAATAATTTATTTTGAAAATATAAAAAAGATTGAATTAACGCAGTAATAAATAAAAATTAAAATAACTTTTCAAAAAAAACTATTTAGGAAAATAACTTTTCAAAAAACTATTTAGGAAAATAACCTTTCAAAAAACTATTTAGGAAAATAACTATTTCAAAAAAACAACTTAAAGATTTTTTCTCAATAGTTATTATAAATGGAAACTAATTTTATAAAGTTATGCGAAAATGGAAATTTGGAAGATATAACTAATTATTTGATACAAAATAATAATATGGATGTAAATACTATTAAAAAAGGCTTGATATCTTTGTGTAAATGCGGTTATTTAGATGTAGCACAATATATTTATAATTGTAATTTTGAATTTGATCATAAAACTGTATTTATTGATATTTCTGAAAAGTTATTTAAATGTGTTTGTAAAGAAGGACAATTAGAAGTAGCGAAATGGTTATTTCAATTAAATCCAAATATTGATTTTTCAAAAGATAATAATTTTTTATTTAATAATGCTTGTTTAAATGGTCGATTAGAAGTAGCACAATTGTTGTTTCAATTAAATCCAAATATTGATTTGTTTATTTCTAAAAAGTTTTTTGGAACTGTTTGCTACTATAAACAACTAAAAGTAGCTGAATGGATGCTTCAATTAAATCCAAATATTAATATTTCTGAGAACTTATTTGGTTGTGTTTGTAAAAGAGGAGGACAATTAGAAGTAGCACAATGGTTATTTCAATTAAATCCAAATATTGATATTTCTGAGAAGTTATTTAAATGTGTTTGTAAAGGAGGACAATTAGAAGTAGCAAAATGGTTATTTCAATTAAATCCAAATATTGATATTTCTGAGAAGTTATTTAAATGTGTTTGCTGCTACGGTGAAAAATTAGAAGTAGCGCAATGGTTGTTTCAATTAAATCCAAATATTGATATTTCTGAGAAGTTATTTAAATGTGTTTGTAAAGAAGGACAATTAGAAGTAGCGCAATGGTTGTTTCAATTAAATCCAAATATTGATATTTCTGAGAACTTATTTGAATGGGTTTGTCTAAATGGTCATTTAGAAGTAGCAAAATGGTTATTTCAATTAAATCCAAATATTGATATTTCTGAGAAGTTATTTGGTTGTGTTTTACGCTCATTTTATTATTGTAAAGAAGGACAATTAGAAGTAGCGCAATGGTTATTTCAATTAAATCCAAATATTGATATTTCTGAGAAGTTAATTGAAATTGTTTGCTACAGAGGACAATTAGAAGTATTACAATGGTTATTTCAATTAAATCCAAATATTGATATTTCTGAGAAGTTATTTGGTTGTGCTTGTATAAATGGTCGATTAGAAGTAGCTGAATGGATGCTGCAATTAAAACCAACTATGGATATTTCTGAGAAGTTATTTAAAAATGTTTGTATAAATGGACATTTAGAAGTAGCACAATTGTTGTTTCAATTAAACCCGTATATTGATATTTTTAACCCGTATATTGATATTTCAAAAAAAAATAATTTTTTATTTAATAGTACTTGTGTAAATGGTCAATTAGAAGTAGCAAAATGGTTGTTTTTTTTAAATGCTCAATTTAATCCGGATATTGAAATTTCCGAGAAGTTATTTCACGATGTTTGTATGAAAGGACATTTAGAAGTAGCAAAATGGTTATTTGAATTAAATCCAAATATTGATATTTCGGAGAAGTTATTTCAATCTGTTTGTGAAGAAGTAGCACAATGGTTAGATACTTGTCAAACCACATGTCCAATTTGTCGTACTGATTTAGTAAATGAAGAATTTAAAAAAATAGAAAATAATAAATAATGTAAATAATAAATAATGTAAATAATAAATAATGTAAATAATTATTTATTATTAAATAAATTTTATAATGACTTTTCAAAACATTTATCATTAAGTTCTTGTCTGCAATATGGACATATATTTTGGGTATGAAAATGTCTATTTAAACACTCGTAGCAAAAGTTATGTAAACAAACCGTCTGAACATTTACATTATTTGTTTGACATATACAGCATTCTTCATCTGGTATGACAATTGTAGAGCTTTGTTCTTTAATTAAGTTTACTATTATGATTTGTGTTCTTATCCATTCTTCAATTTCTAAATTACCTATATTTATTGATTCATTTAAACACGCTTCAAGATTCCAAGGACAAGGAGGATCTTGATTTCTTAACCATTGCAGAATATTTAAATGTTCATTTTCTACAGCATTTATACAAGCATATTCGTCCCAAGGGCAAGGAGGGTCTTGACTTCTTAGCCATTGCAAAATATCCAAACGACCTTCTGATGCTGAAATAATACAAGCATATTCGTCCCAAGGGCAAGGTGGGTTTTGATTTCTTAACCATTGAATTACATCTAAATTACCATTTTTTACAGCAGAATCAAATATCAACGTATTCCAAGGACAAGGTGGATTTTGAGATCTTGCCCATTGTAAGACATTAAAATGACCATTTTCTGCAGCATTTATACAAGTTCTTTCATCCCATGGGCAAGGAGGGTCTTGACTTCGTAGCCATTGTAGAATATCTAAACGACCTATCTGTGCTGCGGTTTCACAAGCATATGTAGACCAAGGACAAGGAGGATTCTGAGCTTTTAGCCATTGTACTACATCTAAATGACCTTTTTCTATGGCACCTACATAAGCCATTTCACCCCAAGGACAAGGAGGATCCTGAGCTCTTAGCCATTGTAGAATACGTAAATTATGACCATATGCGGCTTCATAACAAGCACTATTATCCCAAGGGCAAGGTTGGTCTTGAGCTCTCATCCATTTTAGAATATGTAAATGATTATTTTCTGCTGCGGATTGACAAACTCTTTCATCCCAGGGGCAAGGTGGGTTTTGTTCTCTTAGCCATTGTAGAATATCTAAATGACCATTTTTTGCCGCGGCCTGACAAACTCTTGTAGACCAAGGACAATGTGGGTTTTGTTCTCTTAGCCATTGTAGAATATCTAAATGACCATTTTCTACTGCATCCTGACAAACACTTTCAGACCAAGGGAAATATGGATCTTGAGCTTTTAGCCATTTTAGAACATTTAAATGTCCTTGTTGGATAGCAAGTTTATAACAAATATCTTTATCCCAAGGACAAGGTGGTTCTTGAGATATTAGCCAGTGTAGAACATTTGGGTGACCATTAGATGTTGCGAGTTCGAATATTTTTTCATCCAAAGGACACGGCGGTTCTTGAGCTGTTAGCCATTTTATTATATTTAAAAATCCGTGTTTAGCACATACGGCACATATCATATACTCAAAATTTAACTCTTTAATGTGATTTAATTTTTCTTCAGTAAAAGTATCTATTTGTTCGCCCGTTTCTAGCATATTTTCAAATGGTCTAAGTATGTATTCATAAGTGTCTTCTATATATTCAAAGTCTCTTCCAAAAACATCCATATACTCATCAATATAATCATACATAGTATTTTCTTCATTCTGTAATTCACTCATTTTATTTATTGTATACATTTAATTTATACAATATATTTAATTCAATTTTATTATATATTTACACCCTTGAAGATTTAAAATGGGACAAATACCACTAAAAATCAAAAAGGTTTGCCCTTCACAGAGCGTGTAAATTTTGGTTTTACTGGCTCGTCTAAACCAGTTGAAGTATTCTTGCTTCTGGATAAATAATTTGGTCTTTCTTTATTATTTATCGCATTATAAGCAATCTTATAAATATTTGTAGCACCATTCACATCTTTATTTCAATAACCGCATCCGTTTTTACAACAAATCAGTCCATGGACGATAATGCTTCCAGTTCTGTATGGTTTTGGATTATTCCTAACCATCGTCTTTTTACAAATTCCTATTTCACATTTAGAACACATACAACTCGTTCTAAATTCATCAACCAAATAAGTTTGAAAACCTGCTTTTCTAAACAAAGTTCTCATTCCTTTTCCTTTGGTTGCTTCTTTGAATTTCATTTGTTTTTTCTGTTCGTAATCACCAAAACAGACAACTACATCATCTTCATTTCCAAATATTTTCTTAAATTGGTTAATCATTTTCTGTTCGCTTATCTTTGTGTTTCTATAACTTTGTAATCGTAGTTTCCTGAAAATGTATTTTTCATAAAATGTAAATAACATATTATTTATTTCACTCTTTTTTTAATATAAAGGTAATATATTATTTATAACTATATGACAGAAAGAAACAATTTAGTTAAAAATATTGTAGTAGACATTTTTATAACTACTACTATTTGGGGGGTACTCAATAATAATACATATAAATATTTTTTTGGTTTAGGAGTGTCAATATATCTTCTAAAAAAATATATATAAAATAGTAGGCGTTTGCCGAAGGCACTAACGAGGAAATGTAAAAAGGTGTAATAAAAAATGAGGAAGATTTACAAAAAAGTTGGGAAAATAAAAGTGTAAAAAGTTGGGTGGTTAATGATGGAGTGGGTCAAATGACAACTCTAACAACCTGTCCTAAATGTTGAGGTGTAATATCAAATGTAGGATATTGTTTTTTCATATCAACAACTAATTCTTCCATGGTTATTTGCTCGTTTTTCTTTAATACATCTAAGGCAGTTTTTACTTGTGGTTTGGTAATCTTATAGGATACATTTTTTCTATTTCTTCTTGTAAGATTTTTAGTAGAATTATACCGTTGTATCCATCGTTGTAATGTAGATTTCTTACAATCAAATATTTTACAGGTTTTTCTAATATTATCTTTATTTTTCAAATAATATTTAACTGCCGAAATTTTATAATCTTCGCTTTTATGTGTCATTTCTATAATAAAATTAGAAAAAACTTACTCATAATTTGTCCCATTTTAAATCTTCAAGGGTGTAAATAAAATTGAAATAAAACAACCAGATATTAATAATGTAACTACAATATAAACAACAATATGAATAATCAATTAGAAATTACTTCCGGTTTTGAACAATTCAAAATTGGATTTATTAATAGACTTGTTAATAATTATGAAGATACACCTGAACGACAATTAGCTATTAATAAAACACCCGATGTTACGATCGACCAGGCTATAAGACGAAATGCTTTTTGTAAAGAAATTTATCCTATTTTATGGGATGCGGTTCCATCACAAAATGAAAAAGATTATAGTTATATTTCACAAACAGTTTATGTGCGTATCTTAGACGCAAATAGTAGATACAGCAGGGAATTAAAAGTCAAGTGTTATTTCCATGGCGGTATTAGAGGCAATCCAATAAAAGGACATCTTCTTCAAAGCGAAGTTGATAAAATTATGACTAATAATATTATTGATGTAGTTAAAGAAACTGCTGCTCGCGAAGTAATGGAAGAAACAAATATTAAATTAGACTTTGTAGATGATGTTGTATGTTCATTAAATTTGTATAATAATACTATTATGGGCAATTATGAAATTGTTATTGGCACTAATAAACATAATGTAATGATTGCTTTGTCATCTAATAGTTATGAATTATTAAAAAAATGTTTTTATGATAATTTGGAAGAACACAAAATATTTATGGAAAACACAGGTGAAATTTCAGGGCTTATATTATAAAAAATAGTATAAATTAAAATAATATAAAGATAAAATTATATTATATACAATACATTAATTTATAATTTATAAATGGATATAGTAAACAATATTGAATGGTACTTTAATGACCCAAAAAATGCCATTATTCGAGACACTATGAAAAAAATTACAAAAACTCAATTAAAAAAAAATGTATTTGACGACTCAATCAAAGAAAATATAAAATTTTGTTTTCCATTAAATGACGATTTTACATTTACAGAGACTAGAGAGCTTTCCAGACCTATAACAGTAGAGCAATTATTAACTTTTGTATCTGATTTTTATCATGAGCCTTTGACTCAAGAGCATATTGATAAATCTTTTGGTGAAAATATAGAGTGTAAAAATGAATGGAAGGATAATATGATAGAAAGTCATAATGATTGTGATATTAGTCGCCTAACAAAAATTGATCTTTTTGATACAATGTGTACGCCAGATTTTTGTGGTATTCATTTGTCAGAAGAAAATCCAGATGAATATTTTATTGGGGTAGGCCCAGAATAATTAATAAAAATATATTTTTATAACATATTTTTTATTTTATATTCATTATATCAAATACTTATATTCATTTTATCAAATATATATATAAAAGTCAATCGTAAATTCATACCATTCAGGCTGTCCTCTGCGTTTGTGCCATGTCGCAAATCGTTGTTTATCTTCAGACATATAATAGTTGCGATATGATTCTATTGGATCTGCGGTCTTATATTTGTCAGGCATTGCGAGAGCAAACTGTGTTAAGCCTTCTTTTAAAAACTTATCAGGAGAAGGCATATTGGCTCTTAAAATCTGGGCCATTAAATAAGATTTATGGAATTTTGTGTCAGGATGCTGGTAACGGTAGCGCCATTCTTGATGGAGTTCTTCAACTAAATCCAATGTCCATATAAAATTGGCTAGCGATGTTCGGACCCAAATGGTCACGGGATGATTTTTATGCGCGAGCTTGTAAATTTGAGCGCCAGTCTCTTCGTCTTCTGGATCTAATAGTCGTTTTGCTGAACAAAGCATTTGAACAGCTTCTAATAAAATTTTACTAACATGTTTATCCATCATGTATTCGGCAATTTTTTTTGGGTCTAATGACAGTATAAATAGGTTCATTTTTTAAAAGCATGTATTTTGTGATATATATTATAAAAAAGAACTTAAAGAAAAGTATTTCAATTTTATATTTTATAATTATAAAATATTTAAAAAAACGAATCTTATTAAATTTGTAAACAAAATTGCCTGAATTCTTCTATTTTCTTTTTATGCATGACAGTTTGCATAATAACAAGCACTAAATCATGTAACAATCCGTATCCTTGATTATTATAATCGTCTAAATTAATTTGATTGTTAATTAAACAATTCAAATCAGGCATAAAATGCTGAATTAAATGATCTAACGCATCTTGTATATACATAATAACTGTATTATTTGTCTTGTTTATGCCGCATTTTAATAAAATATTCAAGTCATATGCGGCCCTTTTTTCTAATATGTTATCTGACTTCGTGAAAGGAAACACTTTGGCTAAAAGATCTTTATAGATTGTTATTTTATCAGTATCAGATGATAAAATAGCATTAGGACTATTAATCGCAATCGGGCTATTACTAATAATTGGGACAAGTTCCATATATTTTTATATATAAATTTGTATTTAAGTAGTTTAAATGTCTGTATATGTAAATGATTATATAATTATAATATTTTTAAGCAGAAATTGATGATCCTACTATCGTGCCATTTTTATATAACGAGCAGCGGAACTGTTGCTTGGAAGGCACCGAACAGACCTCTTTATTGCTATTCAGTTCATTAATAAAAAGTAATGAAATCTTATCGCTATAAAATAGAACAAGAGCAATTAAACTACCAAATAGACCGCCAACTAAAAAGTCTCCTAAAACTGCTGAATTTAAAATAATACAGTCTAATGACGATTTAATCCAAATGTCAAATCCAATATAAGCTGTAAAAAACATGACAACCCAGTAGTTAACCATATTTGTTTTATTCATTGAAGTCAAAATGAACATAGGCACGATAAAATAGCAAGCAGTAAATGTTAATAAATAGGTGCTATAAGACCAACCAGTAAATGGGAAAACCGTGCCTATATTACATATTTCATTTCGATTATTTCCTTTTCCAGGACTAAAATAGTATAAAAATAATATTCTTATAGCTGTCACAAAAAATACACATCCTACATAAAACAATCCTTTACCTAACGCTGAAGAGAAAATAGAAAAAACCAAAATAGAAATCATGATAATAAGTGGAGAATACATTGATACAGATTGTAGTAATGTAATCGGTGAACCACCAATTTTATTTATAGATGAAAATGATGGCTGTAAGGCTGATGGATTTTTGGATTGTGAATTATATGATTCCATATATATTTTTATTATATTATAATTTACTGTAATAAATTACAATATCAAATTAAAATTATAAATAAGATATTATTCCATAATTAGCGCGATTGCTTCATCTATATGTTCCACTTGGTAAAAGCTTATACCATCTATCAATTTTGTTTCACCATATTTCTGAATAAATTCATCATAATCTTTCGCATTCTCCTTAGGAAAAATAAAACTTTTCACTCCCGCTTTAATGCCTCCCTGAAATTTATATCCTAGTGCTCCAATTTCTCCCACTTTGCCATTTAAATCTGACGCTTCTCCTGTAACCGCAAAAGTATTCTTTATTTTTTTATCGCTTAACAAGCTATACATTAATAATGTTATAGCAATTCCCGCACTGGTGCCACTTTTTGACACCGATCCGTCTCCCATATGTAAATGAATACCTGAATTACTATGCTTCGCAAGCAACTCTTCCTGTCTTTCTAAAGGCAATAAATTGTATGCCATGGTTAATGATATTTGGAATGATTCTTGCATCATTTGATCTAACAAGCCTGTTAGTTTGAGATCCAAAAATTTAGTCGCTGGAAAGAATTTTGCGCTAGCAGCTAGTATCCCAGAAGACCCTAAACTGGTCGCATATAAACAATTAATTGATCCTACACGACTCTCTTCTGCTATCTTGGAAATTCGAATTTCCCGTTTATCTTTGAAATACTTATTCTTTATATCGTCTATTGTAACTATAATTGGCAGAGGAAACTTATCTATACTAGAATTCTTCATTATTTCCAAATTAATTTCACCTACAATCTCATATAATTTCTCTTTCAACTTTCTAACACCGGGTTCCAACGTATATTCTTCAATAATAAATTTCAAGGTATCTTTTGTTATTTCAATCATCCCATTTAAATCTACCTTTTTATATATATCCGGTAACAAATGTTTATTACATATTACAATCTTGTCTTCAATAGATAAATTGTCAAACTTGATTCGGTGGACACGGTCTAACAAAATCTTGTCAATCGCATCCACATCATTATAAGACAAAATAAAAAGCACTTTAGATAGATCTAAATCTACTCCAGAAAAATATTTATCTTGAAAACATTCATTCTGGGTTGTATCTAACAAATGCGTTAAAATACCGATGATTTCTTTTCCATGTTCTGTTCTACTAATTTTATCTACTTCATCTATCAAAATAATCGGATTCATACATTTTTTGTCCATCAAAATTTGGACAATTTGCCCCCAAGTAGACCCTACATAGGTGTAAGAATGTCCTACTAAACTAGATGAATTTGCATCACCGCCAATAGCTATTAATGAAAATGGGCGACTATTTCCTTCTTCGTCTTTTAAACAATTTGCTAGACCCTTTGCTAAAGTGGTTTTGCCAATACCTGGCGCCCCTTCAAACCCTAATATGTAGCCTGTGTTGTTATTTCCGGCAATCCACTGCGCGATAATGCGTTCGACCTGTTTTTTCGCCTTTTCATGAGCATGAACAGCGACATCTAATGTTGTCTTTATTGAAGAAATATAATTGGTAATTTTATCATATTTTAATGAAATCTGATCTATATTTGTATTTTCTTTTGGTGAACTAACAAAAAGTTCTTTAAGTTCCTTTTCTAAATATATATTTGCCTTTATATTTTTGTCCTTGAGAAAAGTCTCAATAATCAGAATCAAATCGCTGCGAGACTTATTGGAATATTTAAGCTTTTTTATAGGAATACCATGTAAAAACTTTACAATAATCTCGTTCAGTTTTAAAATATAGGTTGTTAGTTCACTTTTTGATTTATTTTGAAGCAACTCGGTAACATAGTTATATTCATTTTCTTTACACTTGTATGTCTTCAAATAATTGGAAATCTCCAAACTAGAATATGTTTCTTTAATTTCTTTTTTATTTATATTATCACCTTTATTCTTCATTAAACTAACAAAATCCGATTTTATTTCATTCATTAGATTCAATATCGGCTCCCGCTTATAAATACTGAAGGGTATTTTTAATAGACCATCTAAATATTGTCTCGCTTTTGAACCGGAATCCTCTGTTTTCGCTTTTACCTCCTTTAGCTTCTGCATCGCTTTCTCCTTCACCGTATCGGGCGCCTTTAACAAACAAATTTGTTGCTCTAATGGTATTTTATGATTATCAAAATTTGTTAGTTCATTTGTATATTGAATTGTATTTTTCATGGCTTCTTTAAAATATTGTTTTATTGACCACGGTAAACTATCTAACAATAATGTTTGTTCTGTTGTGTCTACTATATTTGTATTAGGTGAACTAGTTGAACTTGTTAGATTCAAGTCATTCGATAACAAATCATACAACAAATACGCTAAATATTGATTGTCATGGTTTTCTGACTTTATAAGTAATTGAATAATCGTCTGTCTTTTTGAAAACAGATCACTACCGGTGAATTCTTTTACTGTCTGGGAAATCGTCTTCTGCCGTATGTTAGTTATGTTACTTAAATACCCTACATATTTAGCATAAATATTATGTGTGTCATAAATAAAAAAATCCTTTAAATTTAATGACTTGATGTATTTATTGAAAGTTTCATCTGTAAATTCAGAGGTTTTCGGAGCATTTTCTTTTATTATTTTTATTTTTGAGTTTATATAAACATTATCTAACAAATCTACTAATATATTGTCTACTATTCCTGTTATTATTAAACTCTTTTTTTGTTGTATATTATGAACAACTAATTGTAGTCCATAAACCTTTAAATGGAATGATTTGACTTTTATACTAACATCAATGGCGTCCAAATTGTTAGATTTGTCGGATAATATATTCTCATCCGATGTAACTTTGTCTAAAGCTTTGGCTACATTCATAATTTTATAACTAGTTGGATGAAAATACTTTTTTAAAAGCTCAAATTTGTGTCGGTCCATGTCTGTAGAAGTATAATAATTTATTGAGTTGTTTCCAAAACATATCCATAATAAATCTTCAAATAGGTCTGTTCCAAAAACCCTAAATAAACAAGATAATTCATTATTTACATTTTGTAAAATATTGATTATGTTGTCGGTCACTTTATCTGACACTTTATCACTATTTGTTAGTTCATTTATATTAATATCTTTAATTTTTTGATTTAGTTCGAATAACATATTTACACAACTGTTTACTTCGCTTATTCCAATTATATCTATCATTTTGTTTTTTTGAACATGTAAAATTGTCTTCTGGATTACGTCTTCAAAAAATATTATTTTCTTTGATATGAGAGATATGATATCAGGAGATATCTTTTTTTGAGCCATTATTCTTTATATTTATATATATATTTTATACAAGAATTAGACTAAAGGTTTAGATTATAAAAATGTAAATTCAATGATTATAATTTACATTTTTTTAAAATTATTTTAAGTTTATAGTGTTAACGTCGTCTTGTTTTATTTTTTTTTCTGTAAGTTTTCCTTGTTCCGCTTATTTTTCTAAGTTTTCTATTTCTACCTTTGGTAAATCGGTTTACCTTTTGTTTGCGACCTCTTGTAAAACGTTTGCCGCCAATATTAAAACCATCATGATCCATATTGGAATCTTTTGAATCTGTAATTGGTAAAAATGTGTTAGTGTTAGAATATGATTGTTTTCTTGGTGATTTGTTGGGATGTTCTTCAAGACTAGCTTCAGAAACAGCTCTTGATGATTTATGTTGTATCAGTTCTGCTGGTGGCAGAAGCAATGGTGATATCCGTTCTTCTGGGACAAATTGCGATTGACCTAACGCACTTTCCAAATTTACTGGTGGAATAGAATTTAATGCTGAAGTAGATTGTGAAAATTCTTGTGTTTGAACGGGTGTTAATAATAATGATATATTTTTGGATTTTGCCTTGGCTTCATCAATTTTTTTTTTACATTCTTTTAAACAATTATGAACTCGGGGTCTTTTGTCCGAGTCTAACAAAATATACATTATATATATTTTTTTTAAATCCGGATGACCTGTCAAACCGGTTAATATAACCCGATGTAGATCTAGTGATGATTCAAAATCAAATAAAATAATAGTATAATAATCGCAAAAATTAGTACACAAATATGATATGATAAAATCGAAACCCATTTCACCATACTCTTCTGAAAATTGGTTCCTCAATATCTTACTCTTTTTATTATCTAGTATTTCATCGGATTCGTGAGTTTCAACAAAATCCATAATTGAAATAACTAAACTCATAAAAATTGCTGCGTTTGATCCTCCAAAATCTCCACACACCCTTTTTAAATTATCATCTTGCTCTATTAAAACTAGATATTTAGCAATAATATTCCTTAAATCTTCATCATTTATGACAGAACTCACTATTTCAATAATAGATTCTACACCATTATTCTTCAACTTTAATAATTCTGGAAATTTTGGAAATTTACTTAAGTCAATACCCATTTTTTGTTCAATCTCATCAAACCGTAAATTTATATTAATATTAGAGACATCTATTTCTCTCCTTTCAATCTTCTCTAAAATTATATGTATAATAGAACATATTTCTTGAATTATTTTATTGTTATCTAAAAGTTGAGGCAATATATTATAATATTTACAATTAAATATATTTACAAAGAAAGGATTTGTCGCCATAGCTGTTATTGCAGATAAAAGATTCTCCAAAAAAATATTTGTTAGTTTACCTTCAATAATTTCTTCTTTTAATTCATGAGTTATCGCTATATTCAAATTTTCCAAGGTAACTATTATTATTTTTTTTTCATTCAAATCTTTTTTAAGAACATCCATATTTTGTTTAATTTGTAGTATTTCAGTACGTAATTCTTCAGTTTGGCCAACAGACGCAACAGGAAAACCTTTTGGATTATCACAGTCATATCTTTTATCCATTTGTGCCAACTCATTTTGTTGTCGAATAAAATAACCCATAACATCATTTATATCTGGAATATTGCCTACAGCAAATCTTACCAACGTATGATCATTCATAGCTGCGCCCATATTTTTTCCATGATTAATATAATTATCTAAACTGTATTGGCGTGGATCAATCATTTGCCATGTAGCATTTGCATGTGGTATAAATAAATAATTACCAAATATCAATAAAAAATAAGTTATTACACTGGCTGTTAAATCATGATGACTTACTACACGTAAAGCATTTCCCCACATATCATATGGAATAACATCTTTACCAAAAGACCATAAATCATTTATTCCACCAAATTTAATTAATGCCAATAAAACTTGCATAAGATCTCCTAGTGTTTTCATTAGTGTTCCGCTTATGAGATCATTAACATATTTCGTATCTATATAATATGGATCTAACAACGAGGTTTTAGGATCAAAATTTGTTTTTATGACATCCAAAAGTTTTTTAATATTAAATTCACGTGTAGATTCCAATGTTGTTGTATCTGGACGATCTAGCAGATTGATTTCATCTGTTGCCTTAGCTACTTGGGTCTGATCTTTTCTTTTTGAGTTGGAAAATTCATTTTCCATATCACGAAGCAAAAATGGTTTGAAAGGATCAGTAGTACCAAAAGTAATTATCAAATCACAATTTACATTTATAGATGATGCTGGTCTATCACTGTGTAATATTGTATTTATTGAACTGTTTCTGATACATGGTTTGCTAACTACGGAACCATCACTATATTTTATTTCAAATTTTTCTAGAAAATCTATATTACCTCGAAATATCACATCCATGTCTGTTAGAATTTTTCCTTCCGTATTTTCTAATTTATTACCTAAAACAATGCAATGTATATTTCCATATTCTTGACCGTCATTTATTTTTATATTACTAGATCCAGCAGGATCTAAAATAGATGCTAATGAATCTAATTTATTATCTGCTAAAGCTGGATTAGGGTTGCCAGGATCTAATGTTCCAAAAGCATTTAATACAGTACTTGCGTTATCTATTATATAACGATAAGGGCAACATTTTGTTTTATCTTCTTGTTTTAATTTGGGTATTATAGGCATTTCAAAAAACATATTATTATTAAATGCCATGTCATAAAAATAATATTCTAATCCATGTTCATAGTCTGCAAAACTTGAAAAAGAATGTGCTTGGGTAATATCTGATTTCCATATTGGTTCTAGTTGGAGTAAAATATTTTCAATTAATACTTTAGTAGGATGACGTTGACTTTGATTAGTTGGCATAGCAATTCCTTTATTTTCATGAAAATTTGAAATATTTGTATTGGGATTTTTGGTTTTTAAATGTTTGCCAAATTCTGTAAGTGTATAATCGGAAATGCTATCCACTGAACCTCTGGAAGATTTTTTTTGAGGTTTTTGTTCCTGAGTTGTGGGTTGAGTTGGTGGATAATCTGATGGTTCATCATCATAGGTTATATCAGCTGATCCGGATACCTTTTTTAAAATACTTAATGAAGTTAATAATTGACATACAATTACTCTGAGAATTTGATTATTCAAATAAGGTGTAACATTAGGTATATTGCCTCTATTAAGTCCACAATTTTGAATAAATGTGTCTAAAAAATCTCCCTGTTTTGCTCCGCCATATAATTTTTTATTAGGAGAATAAGATAGAGATTTAGATTGAGAAGACAATATTGGATCTAATTGCGAAGAAGAAAGATAAGAAACAGGAGAAGCAGATGATAATATTGGTGATATTTGGTCAATGATAGGCATCAATGGTTCTTTTTGTTCAAGTAAAGCAGTATTTTCTACAAGATGTTCTAAATATCTATCAAAAAATAAATCAAAATTATTAGAAAATAAAACAAAAATATTTTGGGTTTCATTGTCAAAATTAAAATTATATTTTGTACTACCATAAAATGCTTCAATCAATGTTTGTATAAATGATAATTTTATTAATTTAATATTTTTATATACATCTTTTATTGAAACAGGATCTAATCCTTCTATTATTATTTCTTCATTTTTATTTGTAAAAATTTTTGTAGGAAAAAAATTGGTCAAAGCATAATTATTATAATAACCAGTATAAAGTGTAAATAATTTGTTGATAACAAAAATAAAAGAAATTAATAATATTTCATTTTCACTAAATAAATCTGATTCTTTTTTATAAACTTGATAATATATTTCTCTTATTTCTTGAATTAATAAAGGCCCCGCATAAGAAATAATTTCGGTTAAAATAAAACTAAAATCTTCTTTCATAGTAGTTTTATCGGTAAAAGTAGGACCTCCTCCTTTTTTTTTTGACGATAAGCCACTAAATATAGTATAATCAACACTTTCAATCCTAGTAGTGCTTTTTATATTATCATGAACAAAATCATACACTTTTATTAAAATTTCAAAAATAATCATATTTACGTTAGGTAAATCTACAAAATTCGGATTTATTATATGTTGTTTAGCATCTTCTTTATTAGTAGCTCCAGATTCATCAGGATGAATTGTAAGATAAGCTGGTTGTAATGTGTAGACGCCTGAGGAGGTACTATCTGGTCCTCCAATTTGTAAATTATTATTATTATAATAAGCAGCTGGTCGGCAATATGGATCAATAACAGGAGTAACGTCTGTAATATCTCTAATTCTTGCTTCTTTAGATGACATAAAAGGTGTAATCACTTGAGCTTCTTTTGAGGGTGCGTTTTTTTTATCTTTATTTTTAGGTTGTTTACTCATTCTTATATATAATTACTAAATATAAATATTTTTTATATATAAATGTAATCATATTAAATACATTTGTGAATATTATATTATACATTTCGTGTAAATGGGCATTCCAAGTTATTTCTCATATATCGTTAAAAATCATCCAGCGATAATTAAAAAATATGTCAAAGACATTTTAAAAGTAGATAATCTATATCTGGATTGTAATTCTATTATTTATGATTGTTACAATAAAATGAGCTTTGAAAAGCTGACTGAATCGATTGCTATCACTATTATTCGACAAGTGATTTCAAAAGTAGAAGAATATATTTCTATTATCGCACCGCAAAAAACGGTTATTATTGCGTTTGATGGCGTCGCCCCTGTTGCCAAGTTGGAGCAACAGCGCCAGCGTCGTTACAAATCCTGGTATCAAAATGAAATTTCTAAGCAAATTTACAAGAGTAAAAAACCGAATGCGGACGCATGGAATACCGCAGCGATCACACCTGGCACCATATTTATGTCCGAATTAAATACCATGGTTAGTGAACATTTTAAAAAAAAAGTGGAAGAAAATACCTATTTACTAAACATTCTGGTTAGTGGCAGCAATGAAGCTGGCGAAGGGGAACACAAATTATTCGACTATATCCGAAAAAATCCGGAGAAGCATTCGTTAGAAACGACTGTCATCTATGGCTTAGATGCGGATTTAATTATGCTCTCAATTAATCATCTGCCTATTTGCCCAAATATATATTTATTCAGAGAGACTCCGCATTTTATCCAATCGATTGACTCAAGTTTAGAACCAAATTCCAATTATTTTTTAGACATACCAGAGTTGACAGATAAAATCATCGGATTTTTAAATAAAGAAGATAAAGAAAAAGAAGGAAAGGAACAAATTAAAAAAGAAGACAAAGAATTGAATAAAAACAAAGTATATGATTACATATTCATTTGCTTCTTTTTAGGAAATGATTTTTTGCCGCACTTTCCAGCCTTAAATATTCGCACAGGTGGTGTAGACAAAATGTTGAACGCATACAGAGTATGCATAAAACCGAATGAGTTTCTAACAGATGGTAAAACAATCAATTGGCAAAATGTGCGTAAGTTTATATCCTATCTTTCTTCATATGAACACGAATATATAATAGAAGAGCATAAGACACGAGATTATAAAGAACGTAACGCGAATAAAATACATCTGAACGCAAATAAAAGTTCTAAAGAAGAAGACGAATTCAAGGCGTTTGAAAATTGTCCCCAAGTGGAAAGAGAATTGGAGAAATACATAGATCCATTTAAACCAAATTGGCAACGCAGGTATTATCGGGTGTTATTAAATATAAAGACGGATACAACTGGTGTATTAACCAAAGATGTAGCTATAAATTATTTACAAGGGTTAGAGTGGACAATGAAATATTATACGACGGGGTGCGCAGATTGGCGCTGGCAGTATAAATATAGTTATCCACCTTTATTACAAGATTTAATAAAATATGTGCCGATATTTCCGACAGAGTTTGTCTCGTCAAAGCCATTTAATCCGGTGACAGAAATAGTTCAGTTATGCTATGTTTTGCCGCGAAATAGTTTACATTTGTTGCCAAATAATTTGGGCAAGGCATTAATAGCCAATTTTAGTGAATGGTATCCGAATGACTGTGAATTTGTTTGGGCTTACTGTAGATATTTTTGGGAAAGCCATGCGAAAATGAATGATATAGATATAAGGGAGCTAGAACAATTTTTGGCAGAGAATAAACATTTGTTTGGTTAAATATTTAGAAGTTTAAAGATTATATAATAAAATAATATTTGATTATTATATAAAATATGACTACAATAGAAGAACTACATCAACAATTACCATCATTAATAGATCAATTAGTCGGAAAGAGAATAATGACTGATGTCGAAGGTGATACATTATTAGACACGATTATGAAGTCTAAATTGTCATTAGGAGAATTAAACGCATTGATCATTGATTTAGCAAATGAAGCTAAATTAGATATTGTTACTAATACATCAGAAAAAGTAGCAAGATGGCGTAAAATTATCATAAATCTCATGTTAGCAGGAATAGCGGGAGGTATACTAGAAAGAGTTATTCCCGGTATATATTATACATTATATGAAAATATATATACTACAATTACGACACTTTTAACAGCGGGATATAATAATCAACAAATACGTAATATCATTAATAATCCTCCAAGCGTAAAACTTCCTTCTGTGCCGGATACATCGGGAGTAATGATAGGTTTAACGGATGGATTAAAAACTGGATTTTTTATAGCAGCATCAATAGCAGTAGGGTGTATAAATATGTTATGTAGTGTAGCTCAAAAAACAATTAATCAATTAACAATAGATAACTTTAACATGGTATCTAGATTAGCAACACATATAGCTATTCCGGGTGGAGTATCTAATGCTTTCGGGGTTTTAAGAGGTGATTTTGATATTGAAATAGCAGACTTTATTGATAGAGGTGTTATTCAACAAATTTTAAATAGAGCAGATGATACTGTAAGTGATGTTAAACGAACCATAGCAGGATCAGTTGCTGAGAGTGCGATAGATGTTGACAATATGAGTTTAGGTATAAAATGGACTAATATAGCGAATAATAGAATGACGGATCCTTCTATTAATAGCATTATAAATAGAGAAATAGATAAAGAAATAGAACGAATGATGGATAATCCGCAAAAGATTGTTTCTAACACTGAATTGTTGAATGACATATTAAATGTTTTGCGAGCAGATGATAAAGTTAATGCTATAGCGGAATTTAAAAATAAATATCAAAATATTTCAAAAACAATGCCTAAGTTATTAGAATTACTAACTGCGAAAGCTGCTGAACTTAAGGCTAATTTTGAAAGTTATTCTCAACCTGAAGCAAATACATATACTCTGCCTAGAGCTAGTAATAAAAGAATTTCATCATCACTACCTGATGATTATGAATATCCATCTGGGTTTAATCCTATGATCATTAAGTATGAACAAAAAATTAAATCTACACCATTAGATGCTGCTATAGAAAATGATGTTTTCAAACGTATTACTAGAAAAAAAGAAGCAAAAATGACTTGGGACAAAAATACAGATCGTTTTTTATATGAATTTATAAATGTTTGGTTAAGTGATATGAATCCTGATTTTGTTCAAAAACTAAATTTAATATCTTCTGAAGATCATAACGCAATTATAAAACGTATTAAGGATATGGCAAGAGACCTCGGTGGTTATAATTTACTATCCAGTGTAGATAACCCAAATTTAGATAGAAGTAAAGAAGAATTACTTAAGATATTTAACACTATCAATGATTCAATACAAGTTCAAATGGATGCATATACCATAGCAAAAAAAGAAGATTTAGGGGGAGGTCGTCACTACAAGAAATCAAGACAATACAAGAAAAGACGTTCTACTTTAAAGAGACGCCGTGTGAAAGGTCGTAGAACGCGAAAAGGCAAAAAGAGGATTTCAACAAAGAGAAAGCGTTAATAAATTATTTTATTTAAGGAATAAATTATATTATACTGTAAACTAATAAAATTATTTTATATAACTACGGTATAATATAATTAATGGATCAAACCAGAACGACACAAAAAATAATTATTACACAATTCAAGAGTCGTCATGACTTTTTGAAACTTTTAGAGAACAATCCAGGTCTAGTGATCGTGAAGTTAGGAGCTACATGGTGCGGACCATGTAAGCGAATTAAGCCCGTTTTAGATGGATTTTTCGCATCGAGTCCCGATAATGTAATATGTTGTGACATTGATGTGGACGAATGTACTGACTTGTATTCTTATTTTAAAAACAAAAAAATGGTGAATGGAATTCCGGTGATCCTACTTTATAAAAAAGGCAATATAAATTTTTTCCCGGATGATTCGATTACAGGAGCGGACCCGGTAGAATTAGATAAGTTTTTCAAGAGATGTGGACTACATTTGAGATCTTTAGCTGCCGCATTAAGTGTTAGACAAGTTTTAGAACAAAGATAATACATCTAATTTATTTTATTTTAAATTTACTTAAAGAAATTCCCAGTATAATAAATAATTAGCAAATGAATTTATCTTTAGAAGAACAAACAAATAAATATAATCAGCTTGTATCTAATTATTTGAAGGAAATTCCAGGCAAGATGTTCACCTTTGAACTAACAAAATGCTGTAATTATAGCACTTTAGTGTTTTTATACAAGGAAGACAAATTATCTGATTTATTTGTTCAAGTAGCAAAGCATTTTGGTTGCCAAAAGTTGATATCGTTGTATTTGTTAGATCAACAAGGACAAAAAGTGTTAGTTCCATTTAATAGTGGCACATTTTTAAAGGACTTTATTTTTGAACATACGCAATCAAATAATCGCATTTTGAAGCCGATATATGATGTTCCGTTACCAGTAGTATATCGTATTTATATAGATGATGGGCATCAGCATAAACATTAATTAATAAAGTTATAAAAAAGCATTTAAAAATATATTCATTTTGTATAATAATACAATATGAATTATAAAAATTTACAAAATAATTGTTTCAAAGGAAATAGTTCTTGTCCGAAAGCTGGCATAAAAATACATGAGTCACCAAACTCTAATACAAATTATAATCAAGATATATTTAGACCATCTACAGTAAGAACTCCTGTTAATTTTTATCAAACATCCCTCAACAATTTGGATCTAGAACTAGACCATTATTCTTTAGAAGACTTGTACAAGCTCTTCAATATTCCGGAACACGAGCTAAGCGAAGGATCACTTAAAAACGCGAAACAAATTGTTTATAAAATGCATCCTGACAAGTCACAACTAGATCCAAAATATTTTCGCTTCTTTTCCGCTGCATACAAGCGCATTTTCTCGATATATGAATTCCAGAACAAGTCACTAAATAAACGTCTTGCGACCGATGACTACTACGATGACAGCAACAAAGATGTTCTAAACCAAATGTTTGACACCAATAAGGGTTTAAAAGATCCGAAAAACTTCAATAGCTGGTTTAATGAGAAGTTTGAAAAACATAGCAGCCAAGAAGATGACCAAACCAATAAAGGTTACGGTGATTGGCTCAAATCAGATCAAGGATTGTATTCAGTAAATGAAAACATTACAAAATCCAATATGAATGAAGCATTTGAACGACAAAAGAAGCAGATACAATCGCTTACAGTATATCAAGGAATTAATGATAGCTTTTCGTCATTTAGTGGTTCATTGTTAGGTGATCAAACAGACAATTTTACGGGATCAAATGGCAACTTGGGTTACACAGATTTAAGACAAGCCCATATAGAAAGTGTTATTCCAGTTACGCAAGAAGATTATGACCGCATGCCTAAATATAAGTCACTTAGTGAATATAAAGCGTCAAGAGATAATTCAAGTGTTACTCCGTTGTCAAAACAAGAAGCAGAGCGCATATTATTGCAACAAGGTAAAGACATGGAACAACAATCGGCCGCATTAGCATATAAATACGCACAACAATCAGAAAGAGTGAGACAAAATAGTCAATCATTCTTTACAGATATAAGACAGATTACACGGTAAATAAGAAAACCAAATAATATAATATTTAATTTTTAATTTTAAAAAATTATATTATTTAACGATTGCGACGAGTGTTGTGGCGCTTTCGGCAGAAAATACGTCTCTTAGTGGAACTCTTGGTGTTCTTGCAGCCTTTAATTTTGTGGCAAGATTTCGCAACTTTTCCAGTACACAAAGATTTTTTAACACGTTTTCGGTAATAACGACGAGCACTCAAAGTACTAGCCATTTTATATAATATTGAAGGAAAATAAAATATTATATAAATGAAAGAGAAAGGAAAAAAGAAAAATATAATAATATAATATATGTTAGTTGCGAATTATATTATTTTAGTTATTATTATTATTGCATTAGGAATACTTTATCAAAAATACTGTGAGAAACAGTCAACATTATTTCCTAAAGACAATTATGAAGAAATGCGAAAATATTTATTAAACGAATCATCTTTAGCTAAGAGTAAAAAACCCATTTTATGGATACATGTTCCCCACGAATACAACTCACGTGATTGGCTGAGTTTCGGTTCGCGCACTTCATTTGATGTAAATCAGCCTTATTTATATTTAACTGTTAGAAGCATTATTAAACAATGTGATAATTCATTTTATATTTGTATAATAGACGACAAATCATTTGAAAATTTAATCCCAGGATGGAATATTGATATGACCATAATAAGTGATCCAATTTTATCTAATATAAGACAACTAGGACTAGCTAAGTTAATATATATATATGGTGGAATTAATGTCCCGATTTCCTTTTTATGCGCAAGAGACTTAATTGGATTATATGAAAAAGGAACAAATGGAGATACTATGTTTGTAGGTGAAAATGTAAATATGAATATAACATCTACAACTGAATTGTTTTATCCTGATGCTAAATTTATGGGCGCAAAAAAGAATAATGAGATTATGAAGCAATATATTGATTTTATGCAGCGACAAATTTCAGACGATTATACAGCGCAAACCGAATTTTTAGGAGATTTTAATAGATGGTGTAATAAACAGATATCGTTAAAACGTTTACGGTTAATACCTGGAACCGATGTAGGAATCAAAACAGTAGATGAACAATCGGTTACGGTAGATACTTTGCTAAGCGAAGAATATATTCATTTTTACCCAAAAATGTATGGCATCTGGATTCCATCTGATCAGATTTTGAAACGCAATAAGTTTGAATGGTTTGTGCGAATGTCGCCAGAACAAATATTTCAGGGAAATTTTATACTTGCAAAATATATTGTATTAGCTTCAGCACCGGATGCGAAGATGGGGTTAATAGAACCTTTGGAGAATCAACCAGACTGGATTAGTTTCTGGAAGGTGCCTCTAACTAACAAAACATTAAATGTTTGGGGACAAATGCCGCAAAATTTAGGTAATAATGTGACACGTGCCAAAAATGCTGGAAATCTACCTTAAATAAAAAAATTATTTAAAATTAAATTAAAATGAGAAAAAAGGTCGTATTGGCTATGAATAAATAAAAGAGGTCCTAGAAGAATGATAAAGATTACTCCAATTAATTTATTGAAAATATTGTCTTCAAATAAATACTTTAAAATGATCAATGAGCTAACAGGAGTAACCCAAAAAAACTTAATATAATTATTCATAATTTCTTTGTTAGGTTCATAAAATAAATGAAATGGATAAAATAATATATTAATAGGTCCAGCCCATGTGTTATCCTGTAAAATATGTTTTTCAATTCTTGATAAAATGCATCCATTAAAATAATAATTGGAATAAATGATAATTAGCCAAAGAAAACTGTAACCATAGTAATAACTAACAACTTTATTATAAATTAAACTATATATTACAAATAATGCGCTTACGATATGAAATAATACAAATAATGAACCCGCAAGACATCGGCTTCTAAATATGTTTAAAATAGTATTAGAAATAGTTTCAGTTATACATTTAGTATATTTTTTACGAGTTTCTAAATCAAATCCAGAAAAAAATATATTCTCTTGATTCATTATAAAATAATATATATTATATTAAATGTAATATATATTATAATTAAACACATTATTCCTTTTCAATAACCACTTCTTTTACAACGTTACTAACAATTTTTTCATAGTTTTTTAATTGTTCTTCTTTTGTGCTTCCAGACATAGATTCACAAATAATTTTATTATATCTATCATTTTGTTTTGAATCCGGATCATTGTATTCCGGATTGGATTTTTGCCATTCAAAAATATTCTTTATATTTTTATTTGCGACTTGTTTAATTGCTTTTGTTAGTATAGGTTTTTCATCGGTTTCTTTGATCCATTGATTTTCATTTTTAACATATAATGTGTTGCGTTTGAAATCACTACAATGGAGCGGACGTTTACTAACATCTAATTTTTGTAGTCCATTAATAAATATTTTTGAAATGCCATTTGCGTATCCGATACGTGCGGTTTCTTCGAGATCATTTACACTTAAAACAAGTGAATCAACAAACTCGTTAATATTAATCGCATCTTTACATGTATCATTTAAATAAAAATTTAAATTGAAGCTATTATTACAATTGTTATTAACGTTGTTAGTTGTATTTGGTTTAGAATTTTTAGAAAGCTCTACTAATTGTTTAGATAATTCTTGATTTTGATCAATTAGTTTCATTACTAATTCGGTTAGTTGTTTTGTGTTGTTTGGTCCGGTTATATTATTGATTATTTCAGAGGGCTGGCATATTTTTTTGCTATGTCTCCACAGACCGGCTCTATCGATAAATGATTTGGAACAATTTGAACAATTATATAGTTTACATGTGGGAAACAACGGCGTTGTTAAATTATGCTTAATGCTTAATAAATGAGAATCAAAACTACTTTTCTTATTGGTTTTGTATTTACATTTTTCACAGAAAAAACGATGGCATATTTTGGCGTTCGGAATCGTTGTCATTCGTTGTTAAATATGCTAGACATTTTAAAATGTCCAAAAAAATACACTATTTTGAAAAAAGTTATGATCACAATATTTTTAATCATCAAGTATATTTTTAGACCATTATGATAACAAACTGGTTTTCAAAGGGTATATTTCAAACCTTCTTTCCCATATTTAAAAATGGACAAAAAAAATGTCCAAAATCGAAAACCCTTTTTCCAATTTGAAGTCAAAAAGTATATATTTTCCTTGTTACCATAAGACCAATAAAATAATTACATAATCGTGATGATATATTGTAGTCATACAAAAATAATAATTTACAGCATATTATTGATTTTTAATATATTGTAATATTTCTATGAAATTATTATTTTGTTCTAATAATTGTTTATTCTGTTCTAACAATTGTTTATTTTGTTCAATTAAAACACATTTTATATCTTCATATTTTTTAATAATATCAAGTAAGTATTGACTATTATTGTTATTGGTTTGATTTTGATTTTGATTTTGATTTTGATTACATTTATTTGAATGTTTCCATAAACCACTTTTACTAGCATAATGATGTCCGCAATTTAAACAATTAAATTTAGTAGATTTTTCATTTAATAAAATATTTTCTTCTTTATTGGGTATTATTTTGGTAGGTTTTTTTTGTTCTTCTATATATGGTTCGATGCTATTAAGTGTTGCTTTTAATTCTAAAAAATGTTCTTGCTCTTTCTTTCTTGCTTCTAAATAATCTTTACAATTATAAAATTGGATTATAGACATATCCCAATTACACCAATTCCCATTTTCTCTAATTGTTTTATACAATTTTAAATTATAGTATGGTGATTTTATATTATTACATGCTTGTTTATGTGAATATTTTCTTTGGACAAAATTGGTTGTATGTCCTACATAGACATCTTTTATTAAAACATCTTTACAACAAATTTTATAAATAATAGTATTTGAATAATCAATATCTACTTTATTCATAATTATAAATTCATTTTACATTTAAATTCATTTATATAAAATATAATAAATATTACATCATTTAATCAAATTCATTTACATTACGATGATTAATATAAATATTATAATTAGTCCAAATTTCTCTGCAAATAGGACACGTTCTTGAGTTACCTAGGCATCGTCTTAACCATCGTTTAATGTTTAATTCCAAAAAATGATTGCTACAGTTGGAGCAAGTCATATAACATACTCCTATTTCAATCTCATCATGACTAATGTTACATATGTTACGTTCAGAATTAATTACTTGATATATTTGTTGTCCATCAGGTATATAATAGCCAGGCTCTTCATCTACGGTTACGATTCTTTCTGTATTTAAGACAGTTCCGGTATTTAAGACAGTTCCGGTATTAGAATACCCAGTGCCACTCAAAATATAATTACCAGATATATCAAGTAATGTAGGATTATTATTAACAGGTCCTATTAATGGTAAAAAATTAGCCAATCTATTGATAAATACTGGTCGTCCATCAAGACATAAAGCGCCTAATCCATCTCTATGTCGGAAATAATTAGAATAAATATTATGAACTGTAAATTTGTTTTGATCATTTAAAAATTGTAATGACATAGAAGAAGTTTGTAATTGGGATAAATTAATAGAACCAGCAAATGCTGTGACATTTTTATCTAAAAAATTGGTTATTTCATTAAAAGGCATATAAATTAAATTATCAGACAACTTTATACAAGCAGTTGAAATTAAAAATGGGTCATAATCAAATCTCACAATATTATTAATATAAAATTTAATAGCAGTTAGTTCAGAAATATTACCCTGAATTAAAAATCCCTTAGTTTGACCAAATAGAACAGAAGTGTGAAAATGAAATGAACGCTTACTAACAGAACTATTATAAGGCACAGTAATACACAAAGAACCAAGTTGCTGAATAAATTTGCGACCATTGTTATCATTATTAGCAATATGATTTCGTTGTGTTTCTTCATGTATATACACTTTGCTTATCAAGCTAAACTGACGAGAATAATTAATAATTTCGTGTGTATCTTCAATACAAAAATCTATATTAGAGTAACGTAATATATTCATATCTATTTTATCAAAAAAATGCTTAAATGGAATAGAAAGATATATTTTATTTCCATATTTAACAGCAGGGGTTAATTCATGTAACAAAGAAAATGTAAATTGTAAAACAGGATTTCCGGAAATGAACATAACGATCCGTATATTACTAAAAAGATTACAAACTGTATTAAGATATTCTGTATCAGAAAGATTTTGATTTTGACCTGAGTTTAAGTGAATAACTACTGTTTGTGGACAATATCCATCAAAATCACGAGGCAATCTTAGTATATTATTTGACTGAGAAAAATCTAATACTTTGATTCCAACAGCATAATTATATATAGTATTATAAGACATATCTAATGAATTCGGATTTGTGCTGGATAAAATTTGAGAAATCATCCCATCGCGAATATTGTTATCAGAATCCATTTGTTACCTTATAGATGATATATTTGTAAATGTTTAAATAGATTTATTATATTTATAAACTAACAAATATTGAATAAATAAATATTATAAAAAACAATTTAAACGCAACACTATATAAATATATAACCTAGTAAGATGTCACAAACCGATAGCTATTTGACTTTATGTATTGAAGAGAGAGATGAAAAAATTTATGATAAAATTGTAAATCGTATGTTTTTATCATATGATATAGAGCAAGAGTCATATGTAGTATATGGAAGTTCACAAAGAACAGGAATAGATAATGAACCCTATTTTTTTCGAGCAAATAAGTCGACTGACATGTATAAATTTGTAAAGTTTATTATAGGTAAGGCATCATACAGTAGTTATACGTTATATAATTACAATAATATGCCATTTGATTTGGAAGGTGTAGATTATTTTTTTATGGAGGAAAACATGGATATAAGATATGAACTAGCAGCGTATGATAATGTGAGACTAACAAAGGCAGAATTTAGAAAGAATTTGAGAATGCTGAAGAATGTATATAATTTTTATTAAAAATAAATATAATAAATAATATCATATTGTGATTTGTCATATTTAATTTGAGATGTATATGTAATCTTATTGAAATTACATATTTGTCGTAAAATGGTTATAAATGTGTTATAATTAAGTTTACGTTCCAAGTATATGCGCTTGGAAATGTGGTAATAGGGTTTACATTTTTCTAAAAAACGAGATATAGTATCACTAAAAATGCCCTTTTTATACGCGATATTATTAATAACATAGCATTTATCAGTTTTAATTGCGATATCTTCCAGTAATTGAATAATATCATCATTAGGAATTTTATTTTTGAATATTTGGGATGACATTTATTATATTAATATAAAATAATTGAATACTTTAAATATAAAATAATTGGATACTTTCATATTAAATAATTAAAATTAAAATTTTGTTAGTAATATTAAAAATGCTCTAAAGTTTATTATTAATATCAATATTTGCGAAAACATTATTAGAAAACAATGCTAGTTCAATTTCATCTTCATGTATGTTATGAAATACGGTAATATATTTACATATAATAGGTATAATATTATATTTTTGTGATTCATTCAATAAATCAGTAATTTTAACAAAAAGGAAATAATTATCAAGAATATCCATAACAGAATAGCCTTTATCATAAAGATTATATAAAATACTAATAGCTTTACTTAGGTTTTTGTCTTTAATTGATTGTGTATATTCTCGAAAAATATGAAAGCTGATATTAGTGCAGACGTTGTTAGCTAGTTCAAGAGTAATAGGTTGATTTAATAATTTAAATTTTTCCATATAATTAATCAATATTTTTGCGGTATTGTTACATACATTTAATGTAAATTGTTCAGCATCATTATCAATAATCATATTTTCATTACTTATAATTTTTTTCATGATAGTATAAAGATTATCTCGCTGTAATGGTTTAATTTTGATAATAATAAATCGAGATTGTAGAGACTCGATGACTTTTTGTGAATTACTACAAGAAGCAATAAAATGAACATTATGACTATATTTGTCGATACAATTTCGAAATACTTGTTGACTTTGTTCATTAATAAAATCAATATCATCAAGAATAATTATTTTTTTTTTACCAATAATAGAAGAACAAGTTTGACAAAATGTTTTAACATCGTTGCGGTAATAATTAATTCCTTGTTCTTTTAAGCTATTAATATGTAAAATATTATCTTCATATAAAGATGGATTAGGTATAGTAGATAAATGTGAATTTTTATAGTATTCGCGGATAACCGCATTAAGAAAAGCGGTTTTACCGCATCCGATGTCGCCAATAAATAAGAGATTAAGATTATCAATAGAAATAAGAGTATTAAGAATGTCGATCATTTCACTATCGGTTTCAAAATCATTAAAATATCTTGGTTGATATTTATTTAAAAAAAGAGAATTCATAAATATAAATATATACGTTGATAAGTATTTAAGTTTATCTTAAACAATATTAATATATGAATTTTTCAAATTCTGGTGGCGATGCGAATTCTTTTTATAGTATATTGGAAGTATCTGAAACAGCAAGTCAAGATGATATAAAAAAAGCATACAGAAAGCTTTCGATGCTTCATCATCCGGATAAAAATGGGAATAGTCAAGAATCAAAAGAAAAAATTCAAAAAATAAATGAAGCATATGAAGTTTTAGGAGATTCGGAAAGGAAGAAAGAGTATGATATGACGCAAAATAATCCATTTTTTAAGATGATGAGTCAAGGTTTAAATCCAAATATGAATTCTGGTATGAATCCAGTAGATGAATTATTTTCAAGTATTTTTGGAATACCTTTTATGAGTTCGGCTGCGGGTCCAGATATGTCTTTTATGGGTGGTCCAAATGTGAGAGTATTTCATAATGGAAGGCCAGTTCAGGGTTTTAATCAAGGATTTCAAAAACCGGCACCAATAGTGCAGAATATTAGCGTTCCAATTGACAAAATTTTAACAGGAACTACTATTCCTGTAGATATTGAAAGATGGATCATGGAAAATGGATTAAAACTTTGTGAACATGAAACTGTATATGTTACTGTTCCCAAAGGAATAGATGAAGGTGAGATAATTATATTAAAAGAAAAAGGAAATGTGATAAGTGAAACAAATAAAGGGGATATTAAAATTTTTGTGAAAATAGAGAATAATACGGAGTTTAAACGCAGTGGTTTAGATTTAATTTTAGACAAAACAATAACAGTAAAAGAAGCATTGTGTGGATTTTCATTTGAATTAAAATATATAACAGGTAAAGTATATACAATAACTAACAATTCCGGAAATATAATAAGTCATGGTTACAAAAAATTAATACCAAATATGGGTTTATCTCGAGAAAACCATACAGGAAATTTGTTAATACAATTTGATGTAAAATTTCCAGAAAAATTATCGGAAGACATATTGACCGCATTAAAAGAGATTCCATTTTAATAAATAATTTATTAAAACAATATAAATAATTTAAAACAATATATCTATATCTATATCTATATCTATCATGACATTTATTAAATTTTTAAATCAAATCAAGATAGTTCCTAAATGTATCGACTGTAAATATTATTTGATGATAGATGTGAATTCTAAAAACAGATATGCTGAATCAAGATGTTTAAAAAATGTTGTTCAGTGTTCTCTTACTGGTTTACATAAGCCGGAATATGCGTATATTGCGAGAAGTGAGAATTCAATGTGTGGTCCCAAAGGAACTAATTTTATTAAAAAAGATGTTTAAATTATTTAAATAATATATATTTCAAAAAAACAACTTAAAGAAATAATATATATTAATATGTGATAGGCATAACTATCACATGCAAGCTTTCGTGGCTTAGTGGTAGAGTTTTTTCCTTGTAAGAAAAAGGTCCTGGGTTCGATTCCCAGCGGAAGCTTTATAATAATATTTTATTTACTATTATAGTAATAAATAAAATACTTATTTTCCGATATAAATATTTGCTAAATAAATAAAAATAATTATATATATTATAATGCCTAGATCATCAACATCAGGAACAGGAGGGCGCTCATCAGGTGTCAATTACGCAACTGCCGCACTGTTTGACCGCATGTATTGGTCTTTACAGAATTCCCCTAATAAATTAAGAGGAGCACAAATATTCTCTGCGGCATATCAATCAAATACGCAAGGATCTCCAGGTTCTTTATCAAGATTAGTGAGAGGAACAAATAGATATATTAAATAAATAATACGATATAATTATACTTTTTAAATATAATTATAGTTCATTAATGGGACGAACAAAAAAAGCAGGTAGTAAACAAAGTAAAACTAAAAAGATAAAAAAAGAAGATTTAGAAGATTTATATTCAGATTCAGATGTAGACACAGAATCGGAGACAGGATCGGAGACAGGATCGGAGACAGGATCGGATAGAGATGAAGACAATTATGAAATAACATTTGACGATATAAAGAATAGCGACATGACAATGCCTGTATTTGGAATAGGAATAAGTTTAATTGCGTTATTAGGATTTGTTATATATAAAAGGTCAGCTGTATAAAGAGATAAAAAATATAATATTATAATATTGTATAAAATGGGAAACGGTTCAGGACCAGGAAGATTAAATTCACGAGTTTATACTAATTCTTTTGCAGGAAAAAACAATGAAGCATATAAACCTTTTTATTTAAGAGATCTAGGCAACTCATTTTATGGATTGAGTAAGCCACAATATTCGCATTCAACTTATTATCAATTGGCAAATAATGGTGCCGGAGCGGGAGCGCGCGGAGACAGATGGTTAAGATCAAACGGATACCAACCAACAGTCTTTATACCACCAACATTGATGCGCTAAGTCATAGAATTTTATTTATTATTTTTTTGCGACTATTTGAAGAAAAATATAATTTTATTTTCTAAATATGTATATTAAGGAAAATTCTAAGAAAATTCTAAGAAAATTATCAAGGTGCTATAATATATTTTATTTATTATTAATTGTATAATAAATATGGCAACAAATATACAGACGATATTAATACAATAATATTCGTATTTGTATTTTTATTTACGAGATAGGACCCGATTAAACAAGCCATTATCATCATACCACTATCAGCCAAAATTGCTTTATAAGATACATCAGTTGCGTAATCCTTAAATGTATCAAGCATTTTGCTTACTCCTCTGGGTGTAATACTAAAAAAAATATAAAATAATATATCGTGAATAATTTGCACTACTACCGCAACAATAATAAATTTTGATAATGAAAAATTATCAAATATGTAATAATAAATTGCTCTTGTAATAATTAATCCAATTAATATTATTAATACATCAGCAATAACAGCCGATAAATTATATAGTAAATACCATTTATGTAAAACTTGTGATTTAATCGCACCTGTATTTAATAAAAAAATTACAAACAAATCTGTAATTAAAACAGCATTAAATAATGGTAAATAATCATTTATATTATTAAAATTTGCTATATTTTTAGACATATACTATATTACTATATTTTAAATCATAAATCCGAGAAATTTTTAAACCTCTAAGAAATTTCCTCAAATTAGGAACAACGACGCCTTTAACTCATCGAATGATCGCTTATCATAGTTATTCATATGGTAATTTATTTGTTGGTTAATGGCAGACAAATTTTTGTGTCTTGGTTCATACTTTTCTAAATTTAACTGCCCTTTGACTAGCTCGTTGATGTCAAATATGTATGTTAGTAGTACTGATATGAGACCAGATTCTAACTTTATTAATGTATCATGATTAGTAATATTGATTAAATTTTGTAGCAAGATGATCAATTGATTTGCATAGTCACATAACAAATTGTTCTTTAGCAAAGGAAACATCTCTATGATCATTTTTAAATATGTTAGTTTTGTAGCAGATAAATCTCTAATTTTGGTAGAAATATTAGGAATTGTAGAAGTAGTTTGACTATTCATGTTTAAAATAATACTTATCATTTAAGTGATAAATATTATTTCAATTTTTAATTAATTAGTTGTTTCACTTAAACACGGAATAAATCCATTAGGATTATGTGTATAATTGCTGTATTGTCCTAAAGTTGGCTGACAAGGGAAACAATTATTTGTCCCACCTCCACTTCTACAAACAGTAGCTAACCGATTTTTAGCTCTACGATTTGACATGCTTGAAGCACCAATTCCTGAAGCACCCGGAGTGTACTTGTTGTATAAATAAGTAGAGCTATTACAAGTTATATTACCACCGGGTGCCATTTTTGTGCTACGCTTACCACCAACTCCTACATTTTTTTTATATAAAAATCCCGGAAAGGATGAACCGCCGAACCAAAATTGACCATTTGAAGGACCTTTTCCAAAAGCAGATGACATATTAATATTAGTAAATATTAATTTTCATTGATTTCATATAATAAAATATATTTTTTAAACATTTGGTGTATTAACTCCAGTTGAAGATGTTGGCGTAAATGGACCAGTAATAGGTGATGGTGTTGTACCATTCGCTAATTCTGTTCTTGTATAATTAAATATATATGTATATGGGTTTGCTGTACCAGTCCATCTCTGCTGAGTTCCAAGTGCTACTCTGGTAGATGTTCCATTTGAAAAATTAATATAAAACGAAATTACAGAATTTTGTGTTGTAGTTGTAGTTCCAGAACTACTAATAGCACTAGCTCCTCCAAAACATCCACCAGAAACACTAATATTTGTGCCAGCTGGGTCAAATTGGAATGCTGCTGGATTATTTGGAGCTGGTATTGTTACAGTAGAAATTGTTTCAGTTGTTGGCCAATATGTAGAACCAAGTGATAGTGTGGATGTTTGAGTATATGTCCCACCTGTATATGCGGCAGTATATGTTATATTTATTTGATATACACCAAGAACTTGCGAAATAGTTGCTGTAGCATATGTTGATTTTAGATTTCCACTATGAGCAGTATCAATTTGACCATTACCGGTTCCATATGGAGCACCAGGACTAACACTATAAAATGTTGGTATTATTATTGTTATAGTATTAGTAGTATTATCGCGAAATACTGTTCTACCACCTGATAAATAAATGTTTGAAGTACCTTGCGTATCTCCTGTAAAATTACCACAATCTTTAATTGCTGTTCCTGGAGCCCATTGTGCGTATAATGTAATACTAGAATTTATCACTACAGAACTGGTTGGTATATATACAGAACCTGTTCCATTAGCAGCACTATTCCATCCTAAAAATGAATAGCCAGGTCTTGTAAGAGAAGATTGACCTAAAATAGTTGCTTGTGCTCCTGTTGGATAAGTTTGAGTTGGAATTGTTCCAGTAGCGCCATTACCATTATATGTTACTGTAACAAGTGGACTACTTCCCCATTGAGCATACAATGTAGTATTTGTGGTCATTGTTATTTTAGAACCAGCAGGATAACTTGTTCCCGTTCCATTAGCAAGAGTATTCCAGCCATTAAAAACAGGGGAAGTTGCGTTTGTAAATGAACCTGTATTACCAACTACATTTGCTGGCGAACCGGCAGAGTAAGAATTGCCAGAACTTGATGGTGGTGTTCCTGTTCCTCCAGTTCCAGCATTATATGTTAATATAAATGGACCGCCAACAGGAATCCATTGAGCGTATAAATCAACGTTTCCTGAAGAAGGCATAGTAATATTTGAACCAACTGGATAACTAGTTCCGGTTCCATTTGCTAAAGTATTCCATCCAGCAAACACAGGTGAAGTTGTATTTGTAAATGAACCTGTGTTACCAACTATATTAGCACTGCTAAATGGTGTATAATATGTTCCAGAACTTGATGGAGCAGTTCCAAAACCTCCTGTACCCGCATTATATCTAAGACGAGAACCTGCGGTTATCCAACGAGCATATAAATTTGTATTTTGTGTAATATTAAAAGTATCACCACCAACATAGTTTGTTCCACTGCCATCAGCTGCTGTATTCCATCCAGCAAATACAGCAACCCCACTTTTGGTTAAGGAACCTGAATTTCCTAAAATTGTTACTGAAGTGCCAGAATTGTAAGGCGATGATCCATCTGTAGGAGCAGAACCACCAGTATTTGTATTACCTAAATATGTAACAGTATATGGTCCACCAGGAGGCGTAGGAGGCGTAGGTGTAGGTATAACAGAACTAATAATATTAGTGGTTATTGATGGACACGGTATAAATCCATTAGGATTGTGTGTATAGTTGCTATATTGTCCTAAAGTTGGCTGACACGGGAAACAATTGGCTGTATTTGACCCATCTCCGCTTCGGCAAACAGTTGCAAGTCTATTTTTAGCACGACGATTTGACATGCTTGAAGCACCAACTCCCGAACCACCTGGAGTGTACTTGTTGTATAAATAGGTAGCACTGTTACATGTAATATTACCACCAGGATTCATTTTTGTGCTGCGTCTGCCACCAACACCTACATTCTTTTTATATAAAAATCCTGGAAAAGATGAACCACCGAACCAAAATTGACCATTTGAAGGACCTGAACCAAAAGCTGACATTTATATATATATCCACTTTTAAAAATTCACCTTTCAAAAAAGGTTTTGCGAAACTTTCGTGAAACTTATAAACAAAATATTTTTCTAAATATAAAAATATTTTGTGGATAAACTTTTAAGTAAACTTTGGCTCCACCTTTGCTTTGGATAGGGTGAAGCCCTATCGGAAGAAAAAGGTGGAATTAGGAGATCTTACGAGTAGGAATATCGCTAGATACCAAATAAATAGAATTCTCAGTAATGATAATGTATTCAGTTCCGGACTTGTAAAACTTTGCAATAGGACTTGTATACTCTTCAGCGCTCTTTACTAACAATTTTTCACCGGATTCGCGCACCCCAACTAGAGCTTTCTTGTCAACCGAAGCGGTCCAATAATCTAACATAATAGGTTTGTCTTCAACAATAGCTAACTTGCTAGCGTGTTGAAGACTTGTATCAGATGGAAGACGATAATTTGAGTTATTTGAAGTAACAGAGGGAGTATCAGTTGCAGGAGTAACAACCTTTTTTTGTTCAGTAGTAGACATTATATTTAAAACTAATTTAAATGTCTTTAAATACTTATTAAATTAAATACTATAATTATTAAATTTAAAATTAAATAATATATTTTAAATATTTTATTTAAATATAATGAAACTAGGGACAGCTGAATATTCGCAATATTTATTATATAATGTAGATAATTATAAAGCTGTTATCCAAAATACATCAGGTGAAATAATAACAAAATTTACAGATGTTTTATTTGAATATATGAGATTAATTTCTGAAAAAATTAATATAAAAAATAAACAATATTATATTTTTATTTTTGAACGAGGTATAGAAACATTAATCCATATATTTTCTATTATATTTTATTACACAAAAAATTTAGAACTAACATTTTATCATAGTCAAAAAGCTTACTATTTTTATATTGAATTTATTGAACAAATATCTGATGATAACATTACATTTTTACAGTTAACATCAAGAGATGCGTTGATGTTTGTATATAAAAAAACTATTTTTGAAATTAATAATGATCGCAAAAAATCCAATATTATTTTAACAAATGAAGAACGAAATATTATATCTTATATAGATGCTAATATGCCTATATATAAAAAACTTGTTAGTTACATGCTTGCTCATAAAGATTTCAAATATGAAAATAAATTAGAATATATCAATATGTGTTGTGATAAAATACAAAAGCTGACTATTATTTTAAATAAATGTATTAAAAAAGAAAGTATTTATCTTTTTATTAATTTATTAGAAAATAAAAATTTAGAATCGCCTATTTCGATTTATCAATTCTTTAAATTATTAGAAGAATTCATAATAAAATTAAAAGATTTGACTAAAGAAAAAATAAATAAAAGGGTAAATAAGGAAAAAAACTTGATTAATAAAATATATGATTGTTCTATTAATAATTATATAAATGAATATGGAACATCATCCTTAATAGAGGATATTTTTAAAGAATAATTTATATTATATTTTTAGTTTTCTTCTTGTAGCTTCGTTTGACCTTTGCTTGAATTGTATCCGGCAAATCAATCTGTTCTTTTTGAGTAATTACACTATTATCTTGATTAGGAAGAGGAATAATATTTTTTTCATCTGTTGTAGTTGTTATCATAACCGTTTTTCTTCTAACCTTTTTTTTCTTATCCTTTAAACTGACTAGATCATTATTTATTATGCCTTGGCAAATATTTTCAAATTCAGTTTTAAGCAAATTTGTAAGAAAATCATAAATATCATTTAATATATTTTCTTCGCACATACCAACAATAAGAACGCTACCTGTTCTAAAAATCATAAAGGATACTTCAATTACATTTATATTTGCTTGCGCATTTGCCTTTGCCTTTTCTTTTTTGTCTTTTATATTGGTGTTAGCTGCCGATAATTGCATACCATTTTGTTTATTATGGTTTAAATCATAATTGTAATAAAATTTACATTGTATGCCAGGATATGAACAACACGGATCGTAAATAGCTTGAATATTATATTTATATTTTAAAATATCGTATAAAGCTTCGCGATTAATATAAAACCCACAATTGAAGTTTGAATTAATCAATACTGTGTCACTTTTTTGATTATATAACAACTGATTACTAACATGTGGTTGAAGAATGCTAATAATATTTTGTAAAACAATTTCAAACATTTCATCACTTTGTACTCCAGGGATTTCTAACTTCCCTGTATTGAATACTTTTATATGAAATTCTCTAAATAAATCATCAAATTTGATACGAATAATCATGACAAAACAGTTGTAAAATGCTTGCTTCTTTTTACCACGATAACTCATTATATCTTTTTTAGATATACCGATAGTTATTTTACGAATATCTTTAAATTTTATACGACCATTTGGATTATCAATGTGAGTTATAACATGTTCATCATAATATAGTTCTTTTTGTAGCTTTTCTTGAATAACATTTAATTCTTCCGATGTTTTAGAATTAAATTTTATTTGTTTTTTAATAACTCCATTACTGGGTGTTCCGTAAGAAATAACAGGAATATTCCAGAAGACAGATAAATCAACTGGATCTTGGAGATAAGCAATTTTTGATTTAGTTGATATGTAAATTGGAGTTGGATCAGGAATTATTAGCCCGAAATTTTTAGATTTAGGGGTTGAATCAATTTCAATTTCAAATTCTTCATCACAATCATCCATAGGTTTTTTATAATAATCAGAGCAATCATCTGTGCCTTTTTTCGATAAGAAATTGGCCCATTCATCATCAATATTTAATGTAGAAGTCATCGTTGTATAAATTGTATTAATATCTTTATATTCTTTAAATTATTTTATTTCAATTATTTTCTTTTAATATAGAATATAAATGAAAGGTTGCTTGAACAATGAAAGGATCAATATTATCCCTAATTCACCTTCTTCCCCTACTAACAAATATTTAGTAAATGAATATAGTCTTAAGGAAAATTTTTTTGATCCATCAAAAAGTTCGCCTCCAAATGAGTTTATGAAAAAATTACAACAACGCATGAATATTTATAACTCATATTTGCCGTCATCTTTGCCTACTTCATTTTCATTTATTAAAGACGATAATCGTGAAATTGAATAATTTACATAATAACTATTTTTACAATCTTCAAAATGCATAATATTTTCTATAAAATTCAAATATTTAGGCAATTGTTTATCAATTTCTTGATGTTTATTGCGAATAATATAATTTAAAAAATCCTTTATTATGTTTTTTTTATCAATATTATATTTGATACTGATATTATTTATTTTATTTGCGATTTTATTTAATTCTGTTTTGCTTTGTATTGATATGTATAAATTTTCCCATACATCTATATCTATTATATTAATATCTTCAGGATTTACATTTTGATTAGACTGCATAAAATTAATCATGCTTCTAATATCTGATTTATATAATTTTTGAATAAGATTTAATGATTTTTCTGTTAAACTCAATTTTTCTGCTTTAGATATACTCGATAAAAAAGTAATAATATCTGATTCTGGTAATTGATTAAACCGTAACCGTATAAATTCATTTTGTAGTCCTTCATCTATACGACTAATGTAATTACATATTAGACAAAAACGCACACCATTAGTATAATTTTGTAATAAATATCGCAAAGCTTGTTGAGCATTTTTAGTCATATAATCAACCTCATCTAAAATGACAAATTTCATTCCTGTCTTGAATAATGATTTTGAGTTTACAAATTGATTTATTTGATTGCGAATTATATCAATTCCACGCTCATCTGATGCGTTTAAATGTATCATTAATCCTTTATTTTTTTGTCCATGCTGTGTTTGATACGCATCAATTAAATTGATTATTGTCGTCGTCTTACCAGTTCCAGGAGGTCCAAAAAATAATAAATTAGGAAAATAACCAGTTTCAATTATATTTGTTAGTACTCTTTTATTTAGAGGTTCTAATACAATTTCATTAAAGTTAGTAGGTCTATATGCTTCTGTCCAAGGTATACTACTCATTTATATATTAAATAATCTATTATATTTAAACTATAAAATATAAACAAATAATTATTTATATTTTAAAAAATATAAATAAAATAGATTTTAACTATAAAAATATAAAGATAGATTATGTCATTTAATATATATACATCTTCTAATAAAAAAACGATGACAAATAATTCTACTCATTCTAATCAGTTTACGTCTTATTTAGAATTATTTATTGGTCCAATGTTTAGTGGAAAAACATCCAAACTTGTTGAAATATATAAACAGTGTTTATTCTGTAATATTCCTGTTGCTGTTATTAATCATTCAATAGATATAAGATATCATAATAATCTTTTATCTACCCACGATAAAATTATGATCCCTTGTATTCAAACTAACAAATTAAAAGATATTTGGCAATATGATAAAACAATAAATAATAGTAATTCAATACTACAACGTATGGATGATTCTCTTAAATTAATTAATGCAGATGTTATTATAATCAATGAAGGACAATTTTTTGATGATTTGTTACCAGCAGTAGAACACATGTTACAAGACAATAAAAAAATATATGTTGGTGGATTAGATGGCGATTTTGAACGCAAAAAATTTGGTCAAATTTTAGATCTTATTCCATTATGTGACAAAGTTACTAAAATGACATCTTTGTGTGGAATATGTAAAAATGGAACTCCTGGTATTTTCTCAAAAAGAATTTCTTTGGAAAAGGAACAAACTGTTGTTGGTTCTGATAATTATATACCGGTTTGCCGACCTTGTTATTCTTTTAATTAAAATATAAGGTATAATTTAATCCATTTTAGTAATATTTTTAATGAATGATAATTTTAAAATAGAAAAGACTAAAATATATATGTTAGTTTCATCAATATATCTACTTATAAACCAATTGTATATTACAATTATTATTCCTAATATTGAATAATATTTGCACCAATATGTATCTATTTTACAAAGCATAGTCATTAATTTATTCCCATTAGGAAACTGAAATAATTTAATTAAATCTTCTGTAACAATATAATAAACAAAAATAAATGAAAATGTTTGTTTTTGAACAATAGAAACTAACAAATAGTTTTTTGATAAAATATTTACGTTTGATTTATAATACAAATCGAAAAATACCTGGGGTAAATTTAATACAAATACTAAAGCTATTATATTTATTTTAATAGCCGTATCTGACATGGTTTGCATTTTTATTTTACGTATAATAAAATCCTTGAAAGTATAATTATTTTGAATATTATTTTGAATATTATTTCGATTTTCATTTATATTTGCGTTTACATTGGTGTTATCATTTTGAAAAGGTATTATTGTATTTTGTATATTTGTATCAACAAATAAATCATGTCTTTTATAATTATGCTGATTTATGTTCATTTATTTAATAATAAAAATATATTTAAATCGTATTGTTTTATTATTTAGGTATCACTCTTCTTTTAGTCAGCTTGGTGTTGAAATTGTTTAAACCTCATTTATACAATATCTAAATAAAATATTTATTAAAACTATTTAAATTTATCATTACAATTAATTATATAACATATAATGGCACGAACAAAGAAAATTGATACAAATGCGAATACTACTATTTCAGAACCTGTAACATCTGTTTCAGAACCTGTAACATCTGTTTTAGAACCAGAAACATCTGTTTTAGAAACAAAAACATCTGTTTTAGAACTAGAAACACCAGTTTTAACCCCAGTAAAAGGAAAAAGAGGTAGAAAATCAAAAAAGGAGCTTATGGCAGCATTAGGAGTTGCTCCTATTGTAAAGTTGACTTCTCCCAACGTTACATTAAATATTAGCGAACTTCCTTTTAATAATAATATTGTAATTATTCCCAACCCTAATTTAGATCTAGCAATAACAAATGATATTTTATTAAATGATAATGAAAACCAAGAAGATGAATGTGATGAAGTTGTTAGTAGTGATACTAAACAACCTATGAAAAAAAGAGGTAGAAAACCAAAAGGCGGTAAAATAATACAACAAGTTATTTCTACCGAAATTCCAGCAAATGACAAGCCAAATGTCATCCTACATTTAAAATGTTCTATGAAGGATTTACAAAATACTACTAATTCTAATAATATAGAGGCATATACATTTAATACAAAAAATTTATGCTATGATGTTATTGGTAGTGAAAATATTAATTCTATAAATACATATAACAAAGTAAATAATAATGTAAATAACAGTTCTTTAAAAAATAATAATATTAATACAAATAATTATTACAATAAATATGAAGACGATGATGATGATGACGATGATTATAGCGCAAATAAGGATACTAATAAGGAAACCTGGAGAAAACTCAAACAATTAGAGCATAATTTACATATAAATAATGTTAATAATAAAAAATCAGCTTGTTTTTGGGATTCGTGTGATTTTGATAATCCTCCTATTTATATTCCAAAACATTTTACAAATGGAACATATCATGTATATGGGTGTTTTTGTAGTCCTGAATGTGGAGTAGCATATTTAATGAATGAAAACATCGACAGTTCAACTAAGTTTGAACGATATCATTTGTTTAATCATATTTATTCAAAAATATTTGATTATAAAAAGAATATCAAGCCTTCACCTAATCCACACTATATGTTGGAAAAATTTTATGGTAATTTATCTATACAAGAATATAGATCATTACTTAGAAATGAAAGATTATTTATTATAGTAGATAAACCATTAACTAGAATATTGCCTGAATTACTCGATGACAATGATGAATTTATTTTGAATAGTAAAATTATTCCATCTAATAATAATTATCAATTGAAATCTCGTATGCAAAAAAGAAAAGCAGATAAAAATACCATAGTAAATGAAAAATTTGGAATGAATCCATCAACTAATCAAAAAATGATTACTAATAGCATTGATAATAGTATCAATTATAATGATACTTTTATGAGCTATGATTATGTCTAACATAACCTTTTTTAATAATATTTTTATAAACTAAATAAAATATTATTACTTTATTTTTTTTCCTTTTCTCTTTCTCTTTCTTCAGACTCTTGTAAATTTATTATTACTTGATCAATATTTACGGGATTTTGTTGTCGATATTCTTTCATCGTTTGATCTAAACTATGTCTTATTTGTTTATAAATTTCTTGATTTACTGATTTTATTTGCTTATTATCTTTTTTTTCAGGAATTCCCATATAATTTTTTAAGACTCTCATGAAATCGCCATTGAATTCTTGTAGTTTTTCTCGTGCTTCTGATTCACTATAAGTTGTTTGTGCCATAATATGCTTAATATGTGTCTCTTCCATATATATTTACATTAAATATTTTTTAAACCATATTAAACGAATGTTATTATAATATACTATACATAGTAATGTCTAATCTCGATAAATTAATGCAAATGGCTACTCTTGAGCAATTAAATATTATGATCCAACAAATGAGTAAACCTGTATGTAATGAACCTAAGGATGTTTTATCACTTCCTATTGTTCAAAAAGTTATTTTGGCTTATGAAGATCAGCTTAAAAATAAAGAATGTATGTCTTCTTGTAATTGTAAAGACTATACTAATTTATTAGATAATATTTTAAATCAAGTTCAATCACATAATGCTAGATTTCAAAGAATAGAAAATAAAATAGATGATTTGTTCTCTTTAATAGAAAATAAGTCGTCTATTTTAGAAGTAAAGCCACAACCAATCATTTCATCTGATAATAATCAAACTAAATTATATTCTTATCCTGGATTTTTTCATTATACAAATATAATTGAAGAGACTCAAGAAGAAAAAAATAAAGAAGAATACATCGTAGAAATTACAGAAGAAGACATTCAAGAAATTACAGAAAAAGAAATTAAAGAAGAATACATCGTAGAAATTAAAGAAGAAGAAGAACCCTTAGAAAAAGTAAATATTACATTAAATATTGAAGAATCTGAACCTGAAAAGGAAATTTATCATACAAAGATAGATTTAGAAATAACTAGTGATGAAGAAGATGATGTTGATGAAGAAGATGTTGATGAAGAAGAAGATGTTGATGAAGAAGAAGATGAAATTGTTAAAGAAGATCTTGATGAAGAAGAAGATGAAATTGTTAAAGAAGATCTTGATGAAGAAGAAGATGAAATTGTTAAAGAAGATCTTGATGAAGAAGTTAGCACAGAGGAAGAAGTCGGAACAGATGAAGAGGAAGACAAAGTAGATGTAGAAGTTTCTATTCCAACTAATAATGTAGAAAAGGAAGATATAGAAGAAGATCTAGAAGTTTTTGAAATTGAAATTGATGATGTAACTTATTTTGCTACTGATGAAGAAAATGGAATATTATATGAAGTTGATAAAGATGGAGAAGTAGGAAAAAAGGTAGGAATTATTAAAGATGGCGAACCAATTTTTTCGTAATATAATATAAGTAAGTATGATTAATTTATGCCCTCCAGCCTTAATTTATATCGCATTTTCATTAACTCAAATAGTAATAGATACTTTTAAAGGGTTATATAATACAGCTTTCTTTAAATTTATTGTAATGATTATCATCACAATTTTGCTTAACGCATTATGTCAATCAGGTATGACACTTGTGTCCTGGATAATTGTATTTATTCCATTTATTTTTATGTCAGTTATAGTTGCAATACTTTTGTATGTTTTTGGTTTAGATGCAGCAACAGGAAGATTAAATTTTAAATGTGATGAATGTGACGAAAAACCCAGAGGGAACTTAATTTATTCTTCTAAACCAGATAACATAGAAAAACCAAATACAAAAATGACTCGTATGTATATAGATACATCTTATTCGGAAACACCAATTGAAGAAACAACGAATTACAGGTATGATATTTTAGGATCATCTGATCCCCAGTATGAAAGTTTTGAAAATAATGAATAATATGTAAAACTATTTAAAAATTATAGTATAATCAATATATTCTATGTTAATGAAAATAATATATTTATGTCTAACTATACTTTTATATCTATATTTTCCTC